AAGCACACTTGACATAGGTTGTGCAGGAGAGTAGAATTGATCTTGTAGGTGGAAGTCTGCCTACAGCCAAACCAACTTAACCCAAGTTAATCCAACCTGGGTCAACCGTAGGAGGTACGCATGTCCAACCCGAACAAGACGGTCGAGCTGGCCGAGACGCTGGCCGTTCCGAACCCGCGCCAGACTCTCGGCTGCGAGCACACCGACACGGCCGCCCGGGTCGGCACCGACATCAGCTGGTGGCAGTGCACCAAGTGCGGACGGCTGGCCCGCCGGACCTGGTGAGTGCCTGACCAGCTTCGGTCCGGCCCCACCGGGGTCGGGCAGTGGTCGGTCAGACCAGCGCACCGGGCGCACTCCCGGATCGGAGGTACAACTCATGTCCAAGTACAGACACGCCCTGGCAGGCGCGCTCATCGCCACCGGGCTAGCGGTGGCGGGGTGCTCCATCCCGTCGGCCGTGGCCAGCCTGCCGACGGCACCGGCCAGCACACCGACGGTCCACCCGACGCCCGGTCTGCCGCCGGTCATGGCCGACATCCCGGGTGGTCGGCCGGGACGGTACGCGCCGAGCCCGCAGTGGCTCAAGGCTGATCTTGCGTCACGGGCCGACGCCTATGCGGCGATGGTCGGCATGGTCGGCCACGACCAGACCTGTATGGCCGACGTCGCGCACGCCTATCGGGGTGCGGTCAAGGGAACGATGGTGACCGGGTGGGATATCCCGTCGCAGCTCCACCCTGGCAAGCACTACGTCATGGGGCCGTACGTCAACGGTGTCTGCGACAAGGACCCGGACCTCGGCTTCTACGCCACCCGCTGACCCGCAGCCCGGCGCTGCCCATCACTCACCCGCTCGGGGGTCGGGTGAGTGGTGGAGTGTGCCGGATGCACACACCTAGGTTAACCTAGGTAAACCTTTCTCAAGGAGGTACAACCTATGTCCACCCTGCACACCAACGTCGGCAGCGTGCCGGTCACGGTGACCGTGGACGACAACCCGACCAGGGTCGGCGAGACCACGGCGTCCGACGCCAAGGTGGCGATCATCCACCGGGAGCTGAGCCAGGCCGAGGTCAAGCACGAGCGCCGGGTCATCAACGGATGGGAGTCGGTGTGAACCGCATCAACGAACGGACGGTCGAGCTGACCGACTTGGAGTGGGCGCTCATCGACGACGCCGACAACGACTGGGCCGAGTCGACCGATCCGAAGGAGTTCATCCTCGACCGGGCCGTCGAGTACGGCGGCGTGGTCAGCGAGGAGTTCGTCAACTACGCGGTCGAGCACATGGTGGCCTGGTCGGTCAACGGTCAGCTCAACTGGGGCGGCCTGGTCAAGGCCGTCCACCGGGAGCACCGATGACCCGGCCGCTGGTGCTCGGCTGGCTGGTCGGTGGGATCGGGCCGTTCCTCACCGTGGTGCTGCTCGTCGTCGCGTTCGGCCGCTGAGCCAAGCCCGTCCGTCCCGGTCCAGTCCCGGGGCGGGCGGGGTGCGCTCAGCACCAACCAAAACCAACCAAGGTTAACCTAGGTTAACCGATGTCAAGGAGGTACGTCATGTCCACCCCCACACCACCGAGACCACGCAGCACCATCGGCACCACGCTGGTCGTGCTGTTCACCGTGGTCGTCCTCGTCCCGGCAGGCATCGGCGCGTTCGTGCTGCTGCTGGCCACGACCAACAGGCACCCCGCCTTCGGCTGGTTCCTGATCGCCCTCATCGTGGTCGCGGTCATCGCCCTGATCCGGAACCGCCGGCAATGACCCGGCCGATCCTCGTCCACTACGTGGGCGCACCGTGCGGACACCGGGCTCACGCCACCACCAAGCAGACCTATGCCGTGGCGTGCGGGCAGTGCAAGAAGACCAGGGCATACCGGAAGGCAGCCGGTCTGCTCAAGTTAACTCAAGTTAAGTCAACCAGAAAGGCAGGGCAGCCAGCATGACGTACGTCGAACCGAACTACCAGACCAAGAAGGCGCTACGGGAGGCGGTCAAGGCTGGCGTCTATGTGACCGTGTTCGAGCCGGGACCGTTCCCGTTCAGGCTGACCCAGGACGGCCGGGCCAACGTCGAAGGCCCGCACTACCCGCAGCCGCACCGCTGGTACGCGGTGGTCGAGGTCAACGAGGATCGCATCGTCACCAGGGTGGTGTCGTGATGGACACCGCGCACTGGGTGGTGCTGCTCATCCTGGTGCTCGGCACCCCGGCGTGCATCGCTGGCTACGTCTACGCCACGGTCAACGGGCCACGCTGGGCGGAGGAGAAGCGATGAGGATGGAGGACAAGCTGGCGACGCTGCTCGCCAGCTTCGTGGTCGAGCAGGACATCGCCGGTACGCAGCCGCTGATCCACACCGGCTGCGGTCAACGGGTCTGCGACGTGGACCCGTTCGACACGCTGGAAGTTCTCGTCCAGGTGGCGCTCGACCACGTCTGTCAGGAGGTGGTCGAGTGACCGCCAAGGACTACCGGGCCATCGCCGCGATCCTGGCCGGGGATCTGGCGACCTCAACGAACGAGGAGACCAGGCTCAAGGTGCGGGCCATCGCGCTGAGCTTGGCCGACTACTTCGCCAGGAACAACGCGAGGTTCAACCGGCAGCAGTTCTACGAGACGGTCGGGATCTGATGACTATCAATGAACATGACCTGCTCGTCGGCAGGGTGGTGGGCCTGCTCATCTACCACGACGTGCTGTTCGAGATGGTCATCGAGGATGGCCGGTACACCGACCGGATCAGGGTGTGCGTGGACCCGCTGCTGTCGGAGCAGTGGGCCGTGATCCAGGTGCTGCCGCCGGACGACGTCGGTGTCTGCCTGGACTGCGGTCATCCGTGGGCCAACCATGCCGACCGTCGGTGCGACACCTGCACCATGTGCTCGGCTCAACGGATGGCGCAGCGATGAGCCCACACCAGGTCGTCCGGTTCAAGCTGCCGGACGGGCGGATCGTCGGCACCTGGCAGTGGTCGGGTGCGTGGCCGCCGCCGGATCGGCTGGCCCTGGTCAAGGCTGAGGGCTTGGAGACGCCGATGTCTGAGGGCCACGTCGTCGAGCTGGAGGCCAGTAGCTGGGCGGTCATCACCTGGTTCCGGTTGGTCCGGGCGTCGAAGCTCGACGATGGGACTGTCGAGGAAGGCAGCCATGTGGCACGCGGGGCTGAGTACGTCGAGGCTCCGCTGCCCTAAGAACCAGCACACCGGGTCCTCGCCTAGGACATGGGCGTACCTCCCTGGTGTGGAAGGGCGGGCCAGTACCGGGACGTCCTGCACGCCGATGCCAGCGGTGACTTCTGCCCCGCTGGCATCGGCGTGTTCTGCATTTCACTGACTATTAGTTGACAAAGGTTTACCTAGGTTAAGAAGGGAGGGCATCGGATGCCAGCACTTGACTGTGTCGCCGTCCGGCAGACCGTGGCCGATCAGCTACACACACCAACGTGGCAGCGGTTCGCCCAGGTCTATATCCGCAACGGTCTCGGCGTACCGAGAGGGGACCTGAAGGGCACGCACGTGGACTGGATGTCGGGTGAGATCCCGTCACTGAACCATGCCCTTGCCCGAGCGGTACGGATGGCGGAGAACTTCTACGTCACCCCGGAGATGACCCGGCTGGTCGATGCACGGGCCGACGCCTGGGCCGACGACGAGACGTGGAACATCTCCGAGCTGCCGACCACCGCCGGGTTCATGCATGTCCCGGCCGCGATCCGCGACACCGGCAGCGACGGCTGGCCGGTCGGTGCCAGTGTGGCGATGTGGCATGTGGTCGGCGACAGGCTGAGGCTGGTGTTCTTCTGGTCACTCAATGACCGGGCACTGACCGAGTCGATGGACCCTGACGACTTCAAGCTGATGCCGCCATACCCGCTGCTCCAGGTCTACGACCTGCCCGCTGATGGTGGCCCGCTACCGCTGGCGATGCGGCCGTCGGCACCGTTGCCGGAGGGGATGCGGGGTGAGCTGAACCTGGCGCTGGACGACGACGACTACCACGTGCGGGGTACGCCCCGGGTGCAGATGTGGCTGGCAGACAACGACGTCCAGGTGGACCTGGTGCCGGACCGGCTGGTGATCTGGCTGCTGTCCTGTCTGCGGCTGATGCGGGAACGCATCCCCAACGTGTCGCGGCAGGGTAGCCCGGTCAGCGTGCAGCGGGGGATGCAGCAGCGCAAGCTGCGCAACACCCACGTCACGGTCATCGAGTTCCGGCACCGCGAGCCGGGGCCGGAGCAGGGCGGGACGCACGAGTACAGCCACCGCTTCCTGCGTCGCGGCCACCATCGCCGGGTGTGGGCGAAGAACCCGGAGACGGGGCAGCTTGAGCAGCGCCAGGTCTGGATCAAGCCGACTGTGGTGCTGGCTCATCGGGAGGATCTGCCGATGCTGTTCCGCGATCACGTGAACGAGCTGCGGAGGTAGCTGAATATAAGTTGACATAACAACTAAATAGGTGTAGAATAGTTATATGAGGTTGAGCTATGTGCTCAACACTTGAGAAGGGTTAACCCAGGTTAACAGCTCCGAGTAGTCAAGGCCCGAGCGTCACGGGCACGGAGCACAGCGAACCTCGCCGTGGGGTTCCGAGGGAAAGGCAAGTCATGTCCACCACCACCACCACCGAGACGGCTCACGTCGTCCGCACCGTCCGAGTCGACAGCGAACTGTTGCTGCCGCTCGCACGGCAGGAGGCCACCGTCGTCACCGCGTTCCGGCGGGACGACGAGTACTGGGGTCTCGTCCTGCCGCCAGCACCAGAGGTCGTGACCTCGATCAGCGACTACGGCTGGGAGCTGGACTCCGAGGTCGAGACCTACGCACCAGAGCTGGTCAACCTGCTGTGCGGGAAGAACCTGCGCGGCTGGTGGGTCCCCGACGAGCGAGTCCACGTGATGTCCGATGTCTGGGCCTTGCCCAACGGCGTCACCCCGAGTGAGCCCGAGTTCCTCCTGGACGACGAGCCGTTCATGCTCGACGGGGAGCCGAACCGCGAGCGGATCGCCGCTCTGATCCGGGAGAAGACGGACCTGGAGCTGGAGCTGACCCGGACGAAGTCTCTGCTGGAGGCACGGACCGGCGACGTCACCCGGGTCAGCGAGCAGCGGGACCGGATCGAGGGTCAGCTGCGCGGGGCGCGGGAAGCGCACGCCTCCGACATCCAGATCATCGGCGAGCGGCTGATCGCCGAGGCCCAGCGCCGGGAGTGGTGCTCCGAGTACGACTCGATCATCGGCGACCTGAACGGTCGGCTCAACGTCGAGCTGCCGGAGCGGGAGAAGGACTGGACCGTGGAGATGGACGTCACGGTCCGGGTCCGGTTGTCGGTGCGGGCCACGGACTCGGAGACTGCGGAGGAGATCGCGTCCGGGATGGACCTGGCCGCTGCCGTCTACAACCTGGGTCGCTACGACGTGGACATCCAGGACCACACGGTCGTCGACACCGAGCTGGACGACTGACCGTGCACGGTTGACCCCACCTACGGCCCCGGCCTGCTCACCCTCCCTGGCAGGCCGGGGCTTCACCCTTGTTAACCCAAGTTAACTCAAAGCAACCAACATCAAGAAAGGTAAACCTATGTCAACCGTGCAAGTGGGAAGCCTGTTCCCCGACCTCGTGCACAACGAACGCCACCTGCCCCCCGGGTCGGAGATCCGCTACCAGGGCAACGCCGAGTACAGGTTCCGGGTCGAAGGCCCGGCCGACTATGCGAACCTGTCGCGCTACGGAGAGTTCGACAGCTACGGCTACGGCAACCCGATCGAACTGGTCAAGCTGCCCGACGGATCGGATCAGCTGGCGCTGCCGGACGAGTCACTCGACGAGTTCTTGTGGCGCATCCGGGACGCCGCGCTCGCCGCAGCAGAACGGTCCAGTGTGACCCAGGGGCCGGTGCTTCAGATGCTGGACCGGATCGGTGCGGGCCAGCCACGGCTGGGTGTGGGCGGTGTCGTGGCCAACCACCACGACGTCTCCATGCTGCCGATCGGGGCGGTGCTGTACTACGGCAACCTGCACAAGCGCGGCAAGTACGCCGTGTTCACCCATATCGGGAACGGTTCGCTGGAGTGCGCGCTCGGGCAGCGGCGCAGCGGCTGGCCGCTGATGATCGAGGACGGTCCCGGTCTGGTCGAGCTGAAGCCGGGGCCGGTCGCCAGCCCGGAGCAGTTGGCGAAGACAGCGGCCCGTGCCCGGCGGATCGGCAAGGTCTTCAAGCAGCGGCAGAGCTGGTGCTCAACGTTCGAGTCGACCATGACCTGTCTCGGCTTCACGGAGAAGATGCTCGCCCTGGCTGAGGGTGACGGCCCGACGCCGGGCGATGAGGTGGCGGGCAACGAACAGATCGCCGCACTGCCGGAGGGCACGTTGCTGTACTGGGCGTTCCGCACTGGCGGGAACGCGGTCTATGTGCGCGACGACTCGGCCCGGAACATGGCGAAGACCCGGCGGGTGTGGGGCCACGACGACTCGGAGCAGAACTCCCATACCCGGATGGTGGTCGCCAAGCTGCCGGGCGAGGAGGAGTCGTTCATGCACTGGCGGGTGGTGGGTCGGGTGCTGGACCGGATGCCGACCGGGGTGCGCTACCTGAACGCATCAGGTGTGGAGCGCACACTCGGCGACGGTCATCCGGTCAGCATCTATGACAGCTACACCGTCGTCGACTGGGCGGTGTTCTGAGATGCCGACGCTCACGAGCTTCGGGGGTCTGGCTGACGGCACCAATCTCGCGCTTCGGCCGAGACCGGACGGCAACGTCGAGAAGTGGACGTTCTCCGAGGGCAAGCTGCACAAGGGGCCGCACCATCTGGACCTCAAGTTCTTCCAGGCCATGCTGGCCGAGGGGCTGATCTGGCCTGGTGACTTCTCCCCGCCTGTGGCAGGGGAGTGGTTCGAGTACGGGTCGTACCTGTATCTGACGCTGGCGAGTCAGGACACCGACAGGCAGACCAGGGCAGCCCAGTTCTACCGGGGCACCTACCGGCAACAGTCAACGCTCACCGATCTGGCCGACACCGGGCACCGGGTGCCGGAACCGGAGTGGGCGAGCCCGAACCTGCTGGCGATGGCTCAACGAATCGACACCTTGCAGCAGGAAGCCATCCGTCTACGGGAGGAAACCATGAGGACACGCAACATCCGGACCTATGTCCGACGAGCCAAGGAGAACCTGGACTACCTGTCCACGATGCTCGGGCCTGAGTCGTGAGCGCGGCACGTAGGCCGCGCACCTTGCGGGCTGTCAATGAACGGCAGGCGAGTGCGCGTGCCTTGATGCTGGCGTGCAAGGCCAGCACCTGCCAGTGGGATCTGCTCGGCGCGGTCATCTATCTCGGGCAGGACCGGACGGGTCGGACGATCTGGGTGCACTCGATCCGGTGTGTCCGGTGCGGGTCGGTGCGGCGGGCGCACTACCCACCGCGCAGGACGAGGACGACTGACCGGATCGGGGGCTACAAGTACCAGCGGCCGCCAGGGTGGGAGGACATCCACGTGTACTGGGGTGACGCGCTGCAAACCCTGGTCGATGAGGGTCTGCTGGAGGTCAGCGACCAGCCTCTGCCGGAGGAGTGAGGTTTCCCTTGGTCCTGTCCGGGGTTCAGGACCAAGGGGATTGTCTTCCTGCCTTACCCAATTTCCCTAGGTGATCCCGCCTATGGGTTGGGCAGGGGGTACTCCGGGTCCCGTCCGGCGTGGAAAACCGGACACTCACCCGGGGGCAGGACCGGACCGGGCCGACCGTGGTGGTGGGGCTCGGTCCGGTCCGGGGGATCACTCAATGAACGGGGGTCACATAGACACATAGACACAGTCGGTTAACTCAAGTAAAGTATTCACAAGTAACAGCAACCAACATCAAGGAGTTTCAACCATGAGCACCACCATCCAGGACACCGTCGCCAACGCTCTCAACGAGCGCGGCATGTCCAGCTACGTCCAGTCCGCACGGCCGGTCGTCGACCTGCTGAAGGCGCGGGAGCGGGACCTCGCCGAGGCCCTGCTCAGCTACGCCACCGATCTCGGTGCGGACTCCGACGAGGTCCGGGCCGAACTGAGCAAGCTCGGCATGGAGGTTCCGGACGCCGAGCCCGAGGACGACGAGGACGACGACGACGAGTGGACCGACGAGCGGATCAACGCTGAGTACAAGTCGATCAAGGACATGCTCGACTCGCTCCGCTCCGACGTCGAAGCACTGAAGACCGCCGCCCGACGGAACGGGATCACGGTCTGATCGTGAGCCGAGGGTGTCGGTTCGATCCGAGGAGTCCCGGGACTCCCCCGCAGCGATGAGCGCGGCACTTCAACGACCGAGGGCAATGGTGCCTCGGCTCACCCGTAAGCCCAGGCTGGCCGTCATAGCGCATCAGGCGGCCAGCCTGCTTGACCGGTGACCGGGCCGGAGGCTGACGACGCTCCCTCCGGTCCGGTCACCACCACCCCCACCACCAACAGGAAAGGAATCAGCCAGTGGCTGACGATATGCGCTGGGAATCTCCCCCGGTACCCGAGCACGGTCTTGACTGGGCCAGAGTCGCCGGGAATCTACGAGCCCATCCCGGCGAGTGGCTCCGCCTCGGCGACGGCATCTCGGTCTCCGTCATCAACGCCGTCCGACAGGCCAGCATCAGAGCCTTGCAACCCATCCACATCAACGGTCGGCCGGGCTTCGGCTACGAGGTGAAGACCAGGAACAACGACCGGCTACTCGGCACGGCAACCCTGTACATGCGATACGTCCAGCAGGAAGGGGAGAGCTGATGCTTCCCCGTATCACGGTCGAGGCCAGGGTGGCAGCCGAGCCGGAGCTTCGGTTCTCCCAGACCGGGACGGCGATCCTGCGGCTGCGGGTCGTGTCGTCGGACCGGAAGAAGAATGATGCGACCGGCGAGTGGGAGGACTCAGACACGTTGTGGCTGGACGTGACGGCGTTCAACAAGCTCGCCGAGAACTGTGCCGAGTCGATCACCAAGGGGGATCTGGTCCTGATCCAGGGCAAGCTCCGGACCGAGGAGTGGACCGACCGGGAGTCCGGCGACAAGCGGTCCAAGATCGCCATGATCGCCGACGTGATCGCGGCCAGCCTGGTGTTCCGGGTGATCCCGCACGGCACTCAGTCCAGGGTGGCGGACCGGCCAGCACACCGCCAGCCGGATCCGTATGCCTACGCCGACGACAGCCAGCCGCCGTTCTGAGGTCACCTTTCACGTGTTAGGTAGCCCGCTGCCGGTGGTTCAGCCCTGCCCTGGGCGGAACCACTGGTGGTGGGTATCGTCGCCTCAGATCTGCTCAACTTAACCCAAGTTAAATCAACAACGGAAGGATCGCGCATGGCGAAGAAGCTGGACCTCACCCCCGAGGAGAGGGCCGCCCGAGACAAAGCCTTCAACGCCGCCCGGGGTGCGGCGGACAAGACGTTGCGGGATGCCCACGTCGATGAGTGGAACGGCTACTACCAAACCGAGCTGCGGGAACGCGGCTACACCTGGGAGCCGAAACCCAACCCGGAGGCAGCAGCACTGGACCAGATCACCGAGCTGCTGAGGACCTACCCGGAGCTGGCCGAGAAGCTGGCGGACCAGCTGATCCAGAGCACCGAAGCACAACCCGTTCACTGACGCAGGAACCAGCCCGGCCGGACACGTTCCGGCCGGGCTGGCGCACGACCGGGGTAGTTAAGCAACCAACCAACAGGGAAGGTGGAGTCGTGAACCACTGGGAAGAGGTGGCGCGTGACGTCATGACCATGCTGTCGCGCCGAGATATCAGTCCCGATCTGGCTGAGCGGTGGCTTCGCTACCTGGTCGACTATGCCGAGATGGGCGGCTGGGGGTGATGGTCACCGGCTACGAGGTCGGGATGTTCAACGACATCAGACGGATCGCGGAAGCCCTGGAGAAGATCGCGGACAGGCTGGACGTGATCGTCTCCAAGCTGGATCAGGTCAAGCCGGAGCAAGGTGGCGAGGCAACCAACGAAGGAAGGAACTGAAGTGGTCAACATCGAGGAGACCAGGCTCGCGCTGAAGCGGGTCGAGGAAGCGGCGCAGGTGAGGATCCCGGTCATCGACTACGACGAGGTCCGGGAGGCCGTCTTCCTGGACGCGCGCCCGCCGGAGCTGGGCTGGGATCAGACGGGGTGGGTCAAGATCGGTCTCGTCCCGGAAGGTGTCTGCCTCACGGCCGGGTGTCTGGCCGGGCATGTCGCGATCGCGGACGGCTACACCGAGCCGGTGATGGACAGGTTCGACGCTGTGGTGGCGCTGCGGAATCCACAGACCGGGGACACACTGTGCTTCGCCGGGCCGGGGTCGGTGGGCTGGTATGCGCAGCACAAGCTGGGCCTGTCCGAAGATCAGGCCGACTGGTTGTTCCACGAGGACAACGACCTGGACGACATGCGCCTGATCGTGGAGGACCTGTGCCGTTGAGCGACAATTGAACAGGTGAGATGTCGAGAGCCCGGTCCTGTGAGGGACCGGGCTCTCGTCAGCAGCAACCAACTACTGGCAACACCCCGACGGAACAACCGTGAACCACGAGGGGCCTACCGAATAGGCAGTCCACCTCGACCGTGTTGATCCACGATCCCATCCAGAAAGGTCTCGCAGAACAATGGTAGAACACGACGACGTCAACGATCATCTCGAAGTTCCGCGACACATCTTCAAGTCGAACCTGGCGCATCACGAGTTCCACGTCCTCCTCGTCGTGGCCTCGCTCATGGACGCGGAGAACCGGTGGCGCTTCGACTTCGACTTGCTCGTGAAGAAAGCCCGTTACGCCAGCGTCGAGGAGGTGTGCTCGGCGATCACCATGCTGATGAACTACGGCTACCTCGTGGAGTACGGCAGCTTCGGGCTGTCGATGGGACCGACTTGGTTCGGTGAAGTCCCGGAAGCCTGAGGGGTCCACGTTGCCTGTGGTCTTCATGCTGGTCATCACGCCCGACAGTGTTCCGACTACTGAGCCTTGCCCACTCGCGCCTCAGCTAGGACCGAGTAGGTGATCGGATGGAGCGGGCTGGGAATCCCCAGCAAGCAGGTGGCGAACTCGATCCCGGCAACCGTAAGATGAAGTCGCTGGACCCGTTGGTTAGTCCGGGTCTTCAGCCAGAACCCCGGCGGTTGCCACCGTGCGGGGTTCAACAATTCCTAGCACCGTACCACTGCATCCCTGGTGCCGTGCAACACCCCCTATCCAGACTGGAAAGGATGAGATAATCTGAGGAGTGATCCCGCTCTGGCGAGTCGTGTCGCGGAGGAGCAGGATCAGGACTCCACCAGCAACCAACCCCAGGAGCAGCCATGTCCTCAGCCACCCTCGACCGCGTGCTGGACAAGTTCGACCACAAGCACCGGGCAGGGGGTGGCTGGATCGTGTCGTGTCCGGTCCTCACCCACGGCAAAGGCAACGGCGACCGCAACCCCAGCCTGTCAGTCGGCGAACACGACGGCCGGATCCTGCTCAACTGCCAGACCGGCTGCCACATCCAGGACATCATGATCGCCCTCGACCTCGACTGGCCCGACCTGTTCGACGAACCCCTCGGCAAAGACACCAAGGTCGCCGAATGGATCTACCAGGCCAGAGACGGCTCGCCGTACATGGTGGTCGAACGGTGGCAGGGCGCGGACGGCAAAAAGAAGTTCAAGCAACACACACCGGAATCAGCCACCCTGCCGACCAACTTCATGCCAGCCCTCTTCGCGCTCCCGAAAGTCCTGGCCGCAGCAGCCGCAGGACAGGAGGTCTACATCGTCGAAGGCGAGAAAGCCTGCGCAGCCGGAGAGAGGCTCGGCCTCGTCACGACCACCGGCCCCGGCGGGGCAGGGAAGTGGCGGGACTACTACGGGGCCTGGCTGGAAGGGTGCTGCCGGGTCACCATCGTCACCGACAACGACGAGGTCGGGATGCACCACGCCGCCGGAGTAGCAGCATCCCTTCGCGGCCGGAAGATCCCCGTCCGGACCGTGAAGGTGGCGACCACCGGGGGCAAGGACGATCTCTACGACCACGTGCTCGCCGGGTACGGAGTCGAGGATCTGGTGCCGGTGAAGCTCAACCAGTACCGGCCACTCGGGATCAGCAGCGCTGACCTCGACCGGGCCGACTACCCGGCCGTGCAGTACGTGATCCCCGGGCTGATGCCGCTCGGGCTGACCTTGCTCGGCGGTGCACCGAAGACCGGCAAGAGCTTCACCGCACTCGACATCGCACTGGCCGTGGCCGGGGGCGGGGAGGCACTGCACAACCAGCGCTGCCCGCAAGGGTCGGTGCTGTACCTGAGCCTGGACTCGGACTCGGAGTGGCGCTTGCAGCTGCGCCAGCGGCACCTGTGCAGGCAGTACGGCATCCGGCCACCACGCGGCATCGAGTACCACGTCGACTTCCCGGTCGGTGACTTCGCCATCCAGGCGATCACCGAATGGTGCGGCGACGAACGGGAGGAAGGGCGACGTCCACGGCTGGTGGTGGTGGACACCATTGCCAGAGCCGAGCCCAACCTGGAAGGTGGGGAACGGGCCAACGCCTACCTGTCCTCGACCTCGAACATGGCGCGCTGGGCGAAGCTGGCCGAGGAGCAGGAACTGGGCATCCTGGCCCTGCACCACACCCGCAAGCAGGGCGACGAAGGCGACTGGCTGAACGCCTTCATTGGTTCGCGGGGGCTGACCGGGGCAGCGACGAACCTGTTGATGATCGACGCGAAGCGGGGCACGAACCGGGCCACGCTGCACGCCAGCTCTCGTGACACCGGGGAGTTGGAGCTGGAGATGGAGCGGGAGTCGTGGTCGTGGTGTCTGTTGGATCGGCTGCCGTCGGTCGGTCCGGAGCTACGGGCGGTGCACTGAATATAAATTGACATAAGAAGTAATTACTGATAGAATAGTAGTATCTGGTTGAGATGGGTTGACATCGGTTAACCCAGGTTAAGCAGCTCGACCTCCCGGCTGGAGGCCCGAGAGGTCGAGAAGAACAGGCGATGTAGCGCCCGTCCGTGCAGATCGTACGGACACTCGGGTCGGTGCCGCCGGAAAGCACGACAGTGCGACAGCGAACATGGCAGGACAACGCGGATGAGTTCGCCGCGTTGGATCAGGGAGAGGGCTGGCCGTTCGCACGGCTCGTCGCCTGTTCCGTGGTCCGAGACAACGGGCACGGGAATCGTCGCGATCGAGACGTTTCCGGGAAGGTCAGCGCAACCGAGTTCGCCCGGCGTGCCGAGACCTCAAACGACCGGGTACTGCGGTACCTGACCGGCTGGGACAAAGCCGCCGAGAAGGGCTGGGTCGCAGCGGCCAGCACACTGACCCCGGACAGTGCCACCGGGATGACCGATCCGGAGCACAACTGGCGTGAGGTCTACGACGCCAGGAAGGCGGGTGGTCGTCCTCGTGACAGCCGACCTGAGGACGCCGCGATCATCGTGCAACGGCGCGGTGCCGCAGCCGTGGTGGCGGCGATGCCAGCCGACGTGCAGCGGGAGGTCGCCCTAGAACTGGGCAAGACCGAGGCCGGGATCGACGCTGCGCTCGACGGCTACCGGCAGCGTCCGGAGGAGCAGGCCCGAAGGCGGGCCGTGCAGGAGCGTCAGGCTGCACAGTCGGAGGCCGAGGATGTCGTCTACCGCTTCCGCACCCACACGGTGATGGCCGTGGTGATGAGCCTCGACGCCATCGTCACCGAAGTCACCACCCCAGGTGACGGGCGTGAGTACGAGCTGGATGACACCGGGGCCGAACATGCCCGGATGGTGTCCGACGTACTCAACGGACTGGCCTCGCGGTTGCGGGCCTGGTCCAACGGCGACAGCACCGACCCGTGGGACCGATCGCTGCAAGACCTGCTGGGGGGTGCTACCGAATGACCACGAGTGCCCCCACTCCCGGTGGGAGGAGGGACGCTCGGGCCACCCTGGTGCGCGTATGGCTGCGTCGCAACACAGGGGAGCATAGCCGGAAGCGGTACACCTACGCAGGCATCTCGAAGGCCACCGGGCTGAGTGTCCCGGCGGTCCAGAGGGCGGTCTACGATCTGCGGGACCACTACCCGGAGGACCCGATGATCGTGTCGGTGCCGAGCGCGACCAACGAGTGGACGGTCGAGGTCGGCTGGCGTTGGGCAGCGAAGCTCGGGGCGGCCAACCAGATGCTGCACCTGGCCAGCCGTGAAGAGTCGGAGGCGACCCTGCTGGTGCGGGCCGCCGATGTCGAGACCGATCCGGCCAAGGCGTTCATGTACCGCTCCGAAGCGGCACAGGCAGCGCTGTCGTCAACCCGGCACCGCGACATGGCGGAGATGATGCGGGGTGATGGCGAGGCCGAGAGGTCCTCGACCTGACAAGACGAGCCCGACCCTCGCCGCCACGAGGGTCGGGCTCGCCAGGCGGGTAAATAAGACGCGAGCCCGACCTCCTTGCGCGTGAGGAATCGGGCTCACCAAACATCAGCAGCCAACGAAGAGGACAGCCATGAGCACGATGATCGAAGACACCCGGGAGAAGCCACGCTGCCCCTGCTGCGGCGGGGCAGGGATGCACAACTACAAGCCCTACATCACCTCCAGTCCCGACGACATCGACGCCGAGTGCACGACCTGCTCCGGGTCCGGCGAGACCTGGTTCGATGCCCAGCCACGGTCCTGCTCCGGCTACCGCAGCCTGCACCGGAGGAACCACTGATGCCCGAAGACGAGACGCCGCCGTACCGCTACATCGAGTACGCCGAGGAGCTACTCAATGACCGTGTCCGGATCAACAACCTGGGTCCGGCCACCCGGGAGAACCTGATGCTCGAAGCACTCGCCAACGCGGTGCTGGCCATCGCCAAGATGATGGGCAGGGGCAGGGCGTGAGCGACGAGATCAACATCGAGTCCGACCCGGAGCTGACGGTCTCACGGGAAGCCACCAGTGTCGATCTGACGGCAGTGAAAGCCATCCCCTACCAAGGGCCAGTGGAGGCCCTGAACGAGCAGCAGTGGGCCAGGCTAAGTGCCCTGACCCTGGCCCAGCCGATGCTGCTCAGCCGGAAAGCGTTCGGTGACACAGCACCCGACGTCGGGGACCTGATCCGGCTCGCCGAATGGGTGCTGTCCGGGGTCGATCTCATCGACCTGAGGCGGTCCGATGACTGAGACCCGGTTCCTGGTGACCGCGACGGCAAGCAACCAGGCCGACCTGGTGGCGAAGCTCTACGCCGGGGCAGCCGAGTTCTTCGGCGACGCCGACTGCTGGGTGGACGGCAGCATCGACGTGCAGGTCGAGGAGCAGATCGTCACCGTGCAGGGCAAGCGGATCACCGACAGCTCCTACGGCGGGGTCGCTGTCTTCACCAACCGGAAGCCCGATGAGTAACCCGGTCGACCCACCGGCCAACGACCTCACCATCCACACGGTGGTGTCGTGGCGGGCCGACAGCGCCACACTGTTCCAGCTCCGACCGTTCCTGGCCGAGTTGCAGGCGATGTCGATGATGCCGTGCGAAGTGCGCGACCACCCAGACACCTGCCTGTCCCACCCGAAGGATGGGTTCGACCCGTGCTGGCCGTGCCGGTTGAGACAGCTGTGGGCACAGATGGAGGCGGCGACGAGGAGACAACCGTGAACATCCCCGACGACGAGAAGAACTACATCATCGCCGAGACGGCCTGGCTGATCGGCACCGACCAGGCCGACCGGATCGCCGTGCGGCTCGGCTACTGCCACGCCAAGAGCCTGGCTCGGCAACTGACCCGTTGGGGTCGGCCCGACCTGGCGCTGCAACTGACGGACACCCTGCCCGCCAGTGTCTTCGATCCGCGACGAGCACGAGCGGTCGCGTGAGCAACCAACGAGAGAGAGCAATGATCAGAATCCAGATCGTCGGCCGGATCACCGCCGACGACCAGCACCACGACCATGTCCTCGGCATGACCGAAGCCGACAACTACCCCGACCTGGCGCTGGCGGTCGGCAGACTGCTGAACGAGATCGCCGACACCTGGCCTCAGGTGGTAGCGGAAGGGATCCTGTCGTGAGCGAACTCGACATGAGCGTCGACCGGGCCGTCGAGCGGGGAGTCGAGTTCTACACCCCGGCCGCCACCAATACCGAGGCCGAGCAGGCGTACATCGACCGGACCATGCTGGCCGGAGAGATCACCAAGATGCGTACCGCGTACGCCGAGCTTTACACCAGCATGATCACCGAAGCCCCGACGGTAGACCTAACCAACGACGTCCGGCTGCTGCGGGTCGGCGAGCAGACCTGGATCAACCCGCGAAATGTGACCGCCGTCCGGGCCGGGGCGAACCCGGACCGGAGCTACGTCTACTTCGGCGGCACCAGCGAGATGGTGAACCAACCGCCGGAGACCCTGGTCGCCATGTTGCAGGGAGGCGACCAGTGAACGGGGAGGAGAACCTGGTTCAGATCAGCGCCACCTTGGCGATCGACCCGACGACAGTGCTCGGGATCGAGAACGAGGTGTCGGACCAGCATCCGGCGTACGTCCGGATCACCTGCGTGAACAAGCTGTTCTGGATCGTCAACGACACCCCGTTCGAGACGGTGGTGGAGAGGATCAACCTGGGTCGCCAGGGGCGCGCCGTGCCACCCTGGTCCGGGTCACCTGGCGTGTTGCAGTGAGCGAGTGGGACCAGGCGGCGCTCGACGCAGAGGCCGAACGACTGGCAGCCACCGAGGCCCGGGGAGTGTGCCCGTTCTCCGGCTACACGATCCAGCGCTGCTGGGAAGTCGAGCTGTGTGACTGCGCCTGGTCCCCTCCGCAGAGATGCTCGGTCTGCGCCACCGTGGTGTGGGACCTTGACGCTCACATCACCAGAATTCATATATCAACTTAACCTAAGTTAAATCAACAGCGACCAACTAGGAAGTAACATGCCCGAACCCCAGTACGTCTCGTTCAATTCCTGGGAAGAGATGCAGGCATACCTCGAAGCCAACGAGGCAGCCGCCAACGCCCACCTCGTCGACACCCAGAAGGCCATCACCTACGGCCAGCTCTGGGTCCGCTTCTACGACATCGCCGACCGGGTCATCATCTTCGGCAAGGTGATGGAACTCGAAACCGTCCGGGCCGAGGAGATCCGGCTCGGAGCCAGCGCCGGGGAAGCCGCCTACACAGTCAAGAACGTCGAAGAACGGATGGCCAGGAACTACCTGTTCGGCCGGTGCTGGTCGGTCATCGAACCCGACGGGGAACTGGGCGACACCCATGCCTCGCAGGTCTGGCCGTGCTCACCGGCCCTGTACGACGAAGCCCATCGGGTCGGCTGGCGGATCGACGACATGGACCCTTGGGCCAAGGCCGAACTGCAAACCTTGCACATCGAGATGTTCGCCGCCATGAGAGGCCCCCACCAGTGACCGCCTGCTCGCACACCGCCCTGCTGTTCGACACCGCAGTCTCCCCCCGCCCGATCTGCACCCTGTGCGGCAACGGGGTCCGCATCGTCATCGACGCACGGCTGCACCCGTTCGACGCCGACGAAGGGCGCGGCCTCACCGCCCTCGCCGACACGCAACCCTTCGTCGACCACGTGGACACCCAGGTGATCGCGTCCGACGGCCTCGCCATGCTGCGCCTGCGCGAGCACTTCGGTGCCAGCTCGTTCATCCAGGCGACCGCCCGCCTCACCCCGGAGATGGCCCGCGAGATCGCCGTCGCCTTGATGGAGTTCGCCGAGGAGGCATCGTGACCACGATCTTGTTGCTGGGTCTGTTCGCAGCCGTCGTGCTTGGGCTGATCGTCCTCGCGCTGTACGCCGCCAAGTACCCGATGCCCGACGACCCGGAGGGCGACAAGGAGGCAGGCGGCTGGTGAACGTGAAAGAGGTCGGCTTCACTCTGCTCGGGGTGCTGGCGGTTGCCGCCGCCGTCATCCTGATCGGCTACATGCTGACGGCCGGGGTGCTCCAATGAGCGACTGGGACGACATCGCCACCCCGTCGCTGGAGGAGTTCTTGGCCGAGGAGGCGAAGGACAGCAACTTCTTCTGGCGGATCGACTCCGGTCACCACCAGAACCTGCTCGACGATGCCACCACCCGGATCGGGGACGCCCTCAAACTGCACGCCCCGCACTGCGTCACCTGTGGGGTGGACAACTGCCAGACCCGCCGGGTGCTAAGCACCCAGTACGGGGAAGTCAAGGAGGAGTAATGATGCAACCGCTTGTGAGGCTGATGCGGACCTGGTATCGGACCGACATCTCCAAGGATGATCCCGAGTACGTCGGCGCGTTCTCCAACCCGTTCCCGGTCGAGGACAGCACGCGCCGAATCATCGCCGTTGACTGGTCGAAGCCGGGTGAGGTCGAGGTCACCTGGCTGGTGAGCGTGTCGTGACCAGCATCGCCGAGATCGAGAGCGCCATCCAGGCACTCGGCGAAGGGACACCCGAATACCACGAAGCCCTCGCCATGTACCTGCTGACGATGGCTCGGGCACAGTGGCGGATCGCCGACCGGGCACAGGTCAAGCGGGACCGGGCTGAGCGCCGGGTCGCTGCACTTGCCAGATTCGCAGAAAGGGAAAGGATCGGATGACCGTATTCAGTGCCAAGCCCCAGCCGGGGGCGGAGAGCGACAACAACGTCAGGATTGCCATCTACGCCGGGACCGACTCCGACCATCTCCAGTTCTCCGGCATCGTCGTGCTCCGTGGTCACGAGGTCAGGGAGTTCTGCGACCTGATCAATCGGCCGAAGCCACGACGCGAGCTGAGCGCCGACGAAGATGAGCCAATCCCAAGCGAGTGGGTCGGTCAGTGAACGCTGTCCGGATGGTGGCCGTGGTGCTGGTCTGCGCCACGGCCTTCGCCGCTGTACTGGTCGTGCTTTGGTACGGCTTCGGGCAGGCGCTTCTGAAAAACTGGTAGCTACCAGTGGGGGATCGAGCAACCAACCGCACTTATGAACCGGAGGTACAACCGTGAGATATCTACCCGAGGCACCCACCAACGTCCGGGGTGTGATCACCGGGATCGAGTACCCGATGAGGCTCACCTACGTCGGCCCGACACCGGACGGCCAACTGTGGGAGGCGCACTGGCCGGACGGCGTCGAGGCACCGACCTGGGCGATGTTCGACGGCATGAAGATGGAACATCTGCCAGCCCACACCGGGCTCACCTGCGCGATCGCCGAGTGAAGCTGATGCATCTCACCTGCCGCCACGCCGCGCAGGTGATCGCCTCCGACGACAACCAGCTCCGGCCGCAGCGGCAGATCCTGCTGCCGGGGGCACCGGCCCTGCTCTGGCTCACCTCGCTGCCCAGCCCGACCAAGGAACAGCTGTGCATCCAGTCGATCATCAGCCCGTGTGATCGGATGGCGGCCGTGTTCCAGGTCGACACCGACCAGGCAGTGCGCTGGACCAGGTGGGCGCACACCAACAAGATCCCGCTGGAGTTCAGGTTCCACCTGGACGGTGTACCCGGTTCGGCACCACGGACCTGGTGGGTCAGTGAGGTCATCCTTCCGGCGGTGCGGGTCCAGTGAAAGCCACCGAGATCCCGCTCGCCGCAAGGACTGCCGTACTGCGACGGGAACGATTCCGGTGTGCCCGGTGTGCGATCCCGAGCCCGTCCGGGCACTGGCACCACCGCCGCTCCCGCAGTGTCCGGGACGAACACACCCATCACCCGTGCAACGGTGTCCTGCTGTGCGCCGTCTGCCATGCCTGGGTCCATGCTCACCCAGAGAAGGCCCGGAACGAAGGCTGGATCGTCAGCCGCTACACCGACCCCGGCAGAATCCCGTTCAAGACCCCGACGGGCTGGGTGCTGCCCGCCTGCGACGGGACGTGGAGCGCCGCACTGTGACCAGGATTCCACTCAATGAAGGTCAGTGGACCGATGTCGTGGTCCAGACAGCGAAGCTGTACGGCTGGGTCGTCAGTCACTTCCGTCCGGCGAAGACGGAGCGTGGCTGGCGTACCCCGGTCCAGGGTGACAACGGTTTCCCAGACCTGGCACTGGCCCGGGACTGCGTGGTCCTGCTGGCAGAGCTGAAGACCGACAAGGGCAAGCTGCGGCCGGAGCAGGAACGGTGGCGGGACGCGATCGGACCCGAGCACTACCGTCTGTGGAGACCTGCCGACCTGCCGAAAGTCATCGCCGAGCTACGCCACCCCGTCACCCCAACGGGTCCCTCGGCCCTGTAGCTCGTTCTGCTGCCGGGTGTACGCCATCACCCGCTTGCGGCTGTGCAGCTTCAGGTTGACCGCTGACTCCAGCCGTCCGGTGAGCCTGGCCTCGAAGTAGGCGCGGCGCAGTTCGCCCTCCAGCCAGGTGTTGAACACGTCCCGTGCCCCGCTCAACCAGACCAGTCGTTCGAGGGCATCCCTGGGTGCTTCCGCTGGGTCGATGACAAGGGTTCGCTGTTTGGTGGCCATGCTCGACATACTATGCGTTTCTGAGCTAGAGTGGGAGTGGCAACCAACCACGAGAGGATCTGCTCATGCCGATCACCAAGCTCCAGCTCGACCGCCTGCTCACCCCGGTCCGACCAGACCGGATCGAGAACAAGCAAGGACTCAGCTACGTACCGGCCCACGAGGTCAAGGCCGAACTGACCCGGGTGTTCGGACCCGGCAACTGGGACCACACCATCCACGACGTCCGGCTGCTGTGGGAAATCGACACTTACGATGAGGGTAAGAAGAAGACCTTCTACCGGGCCTGCTACCTGTGCGCCTGCACGCTGCGGGTCCGTGACTACGAGGGCAACCAGATCGCCACCATCACCGAGTACCACGCCGAAGCCAACTCGAACCTGCCCGACCGGGGCGAGGCCCATGCGATGGCACTGACCAGTGTCGAGTCATACGCACTGCGCCGCGCCGCACTGGACCTGGGCGACGCCTTCGGTCTGCACCTCTACAACAACGGCTCCCCGGCCCCGCTCATCAAAGGCACCCTGGCCGTCACCGATCCGGAGAGCCCGTGGCACCAGGTGACCTCGCCACGAGCCACAGGCGGTGATCTGACGGACGAACAGCGCAGGGTGCTCCAGAGCAGCCTTGGCGCTACCCCGATCGACGAGGAGCCAGCTGAGGCCGCATCGTGACGTGCCGCAGCGTGTACTCCTGGAACGTCGCCAGCAACACGATCCTCACCGACCGCTGTATCCGCGACGAGGGCCACACCGGGGAGTGCCGGGACGGTTCCGGCCACACCTGGGTCCGGGTCGGCGAATGGGTCCGACGGGCCAAGGTGTCGGCATGAGTGTCAGTGGGAACGGCGACGATGACGTCATGGTCGAGGCCAAGCCGGAGAACGTCTGTCCGGGGTGCCGGTCGGGTGACCACTTCAAGTGCGACCGGGGTGCCTGGGACTTCGAGACGGACGGACCCACCGTCTGCTACTGCTACGCCAACGAACACCAGGTGACCCGATGACTGACATGCAGATCCTCGACCAGACCTCGGCGCGGGCCATGACTGCCGACGAGGAGGCGCTGGCCCGCAGCTTCTACGACGCCATCCAGAAGACCACCAACGAATCGGCCCGCTCGCTCCAGGCAGCCGGACACCGGATCGGTGTGTCCGATCTCGGCTTCTGCTCCGAACGGGTCCGGCGCAGCCTGGCCGGGCAGACCCCGGAGCCGGTCGACAAGACGAAGGCGTTCGTCGGCACCGCGCTCGGCGACCACATCGAAGCAGCGTTCGTCGCCGAGCACCCGGAGATGATCCGCCAGTCCGAGGTTGAGATCGTGCTCGTCGGCGACACCGGCACCTATGTCCTCAACGGACACCCTGACCTGATCGACCCGCGCGGCAAGGTCTGGGACGTCAAGACCGTCTTCGGGCTGAACCACATCCAACGGACCGGACCAAGCCAGCAGCAGCAGTTCCAGCGGCACTGCTACGCGAAGGCCGCGTACCGGGCCGGTCTCTTCAATGACGGTGTGAGCCTGTCCGATGTGACCGTCGGCAACGTCTGGTTCGACCGCTCCGCCGAGGAGCCGGTGCCCTACATCCACTCCGAGCCCTACGACGAACGAGTTGTTGAAATGGCAACCTCCTGGATCGACGACGTCGTCTACGCCTACCTGCACGACGAACCGGCCCGCAAGGAACCGCCGATTGCCATGTGCGCGAAGGCGTGCGGCTTCTACCTGGACTGCCGCGCCGGGCAGGGACTGGTCGGTGGGCTGATCGACGACACCGATGCGCTGGCTGCCGTGGACATGTTCAACACCGCCAGCGAGCTGGAGCGTGAAGCGAAGAGGATGAAGAACCAGGCCAAGGTCCACCTCAACGGGGTCGAGGGTTCGACCGGCACCTACTCGATCAGCTGGTCGAAGGTGGCCGGTGGCGAAGTCTCCTACCACCGCGACCCGTACCTGCGCCTGTCGGTGAGGAAGCTGCGGTGACCCAGATCCTGGTCCCCGCCCACGGCGTCATGCGCATTCCGGCCGACCCTCACCTGCCTGATGAGCCCATCGTGATGAGCCTGGAGGATCCGCACTTCACGTTTCTCGTGGAGTTCTTCCCCGACGCCCCGGTGGACAATCCCCGGGCCAGTCGCATCCTGGCCGAACTGACCGACGTGCACGCGGTGCTGCGGGGCGACGTGCTGTTCACCCAGCTCGACGCGGACACTCTGCGCTCCATCATCGAGCTGGGTTAGCGTCCCGGTATGTCGAGCAACCATCGAATCACTTACCTCGGCGAGGAGCCTGTGATGCAGGCGCGCTGCTCGTGTCACCAGGTTTCACCGACCGGGGACTGGGGCGACGTCGAAGCATGGACCTACAAGCACCACCAGCAGATCGAACAGGTGCGAGCCCACCTTGGCAGCAGGTCCCCCAGCTTGAAGACTCAACTCACCTGGTTCGAGGCGCAGGCCGCGAACACCGAGAACCCGGTCGGCGACCGCGAGCTGTGGCGGCAGCTCGCCGACGAGACCGGGCGCTATCTGACGCAGAAGCCAGCCGGTCCCATGCCAGGTGAACTTCCGTTGTTTTAAGTTAACCTAGGTTAACTTTAGTAGAGCACGGCTGTGGCTGTGCCAGTGATCGGAGTCCCGGCCAACACCGAGCCGTCGGTCAGTCGGTAGCCCGTCGCCGACACGTGGTCGACGTTCGGGTAGAGCACAGCCGACCAAGCCTGTGCACCAGTCTCCTGGAACCAGATGCCCAGAATCCCGGAACGGGCCGTCAGGTCGGTGGCCAGCAGCACGTCGAAGACACCCTGTGAATCAGTGGTCGTGGCAATCTGCGACGTCATGATGGTGATCGGCAGCCCCGCCGTGTAGGGACCAGACAGCATCATGAACTGCCCGTTCAGCGCAGCCCACTGGGTCTGGGTCGGCACGGCCGCCCATATCGACCCGGTCCAGTACCAGACGATCCCCGGGTTCGTATCCAGCATCGTCAACTGGTTGATGGCCGGAATCGGGATACCGGCTGTCCGGTCGGCAGCCGAGGCGAAGTGGCGGACCATCGACAACAGACCGGCATCGTTGATGCCGACCCCGCCCGTGAACGTTGCGATATAGCGGGCCGTCACTGGAGCCACGGCAAGCGGCAGGCCGACCGAGCCGTCACCAGACATCGAGTTGTCGTGCGTCACGGCCCCGGCGGCTGCTGTCGTCGGAGCCTGCGGCACCCACTTCTGAGTGGCCGCGCTCCAGGCCAGCACGTAGCCATTGGTCGGCACCGGGGTGTTGACGTCCGGCAGATCATCCAACCGGGCAGTCGGCGCGAACGTGGTGCTGATGATCCACGGGTCGTCGTTGTTGCCGTTCCCAGCGATGGTGGTGTCGAACGTCTGGTTGTGGCCGCCGACGATGGAGATGTCGGTGTCGATCACGAACGGGTCGTCGGCCGACCCTGAACCCGAGACCGAGACCTTGCCCGATCCGCTGATCTTGCAGGCGCACCCGCTTCCGCCGCAGCAACCCTTAGCCATCTTCGCTCCCTATGCCTTGATGATCTTGCCGCTGATGGTCGGCGTCCGGAACGACCCGGCCGGGTCACCTGCCTGATTGAACCGTGTCTCAAGCACCGCGTACAGGTCCGGGTAGTCGGTGGCGGACCAGATGTCACCGTCGCACGGCAGGTAACCGTTCGGCATGACCGAGCCTGCCGCGATCTCGCAGATCATCCCGGGTTGGGTAAGGTCCTCGATCCGCCACGAGGAGTAGACCCGCGAACCGTCCCCGGCCACGTTCGGTGAGAACTTGCGCAGGTAGGTGTACCGGGGCCAGATCATGTCGGTCGGGTAGCCACGGTATTCCGAGACCCGCTGGATCCCGTACAGGTCCGACCCGGACTGGGAGACACCCATCCAGTAGCGGGTTCCGTCAGGACTGTTCAGGGCTCCCGGCTCGGAGTGGAAGAAGCCGTTGAAGAACGTCTCCGCCTGCTCCCAGTCCTGGATCAGCACGCTGTACGGCGCGATCCCAGGACCGAGCAGGTCTGCGGCGTTGCGGATCTGCGGTCGGCGCTCCTCGTGCAACAGCCGCTTCTCGATCTCCCGCATCCAGTCGGTGCCGAGGATCTGTGGCCGCCAGGCATTCGCTCCACCCATGCCTCAGCCACCTTCCGCCGGAGGAGTGGTGTTGGCGTCCGGGTCCTCGCCCTGGTTCGGTGCCGGTGACAACACCACACTCACCGTCTCGTTATCGCCCTGCACATCGACACTGACCGAGTCCAGCTTCTGCCACTGGAGCACCGTCCGGGGCGTGTTGGTGCTGCGCAGCGGCAGCCAGACACCCGGGATCAACTGCTGGAACCCAATGTTCACGTTCGGGCTCAGCGTCGAGTTGTCCGGCACCCGCACGATCACCGGAGTGGGCCAGCGGTGAGCCATGTTCCGGTTCGCCTGGTCAGCCATCGCCTTCTGGAGAGCAACCAGCGCATCCGGTGTGGTGACCTCCCCGGAGGCGGCTGAGGTGTCGCTGTAGGAAGAGGCCAGCATCTCGATCGGGCCGTAATACTGCGCCTTGGCTGCGACCTGTGCCGTCCCGGCAATCCCGGCACCGTTGGTGACAGCCATGAAGTTGGCGAGCTGCATTCCGTACTCGGTGACCACCGGGGCGTTGGAGAAGTCGCTGTCCCGCAGCTCCGGCAGTCGGCCGACCGGGCGGTGCGTGTCCCACAGCATGATCCGGCGGCCGACGACGGTGTAGTCGAGCCCGGCGGTGGCCGCCAGGTCGTCGACCTCCTCCCAGGCACTCCGCGACCAGTCGGCGACAACCCGGGCCTCCTGGGCGTCGTCGCCATACTCGATCGTGGTCAGGTAGGGCAGCACGTTCGGGTCGTACGGGGCCAGCGCCTCGGTGATCAGCAGTGCCGCACGCCGAACAACACTCAGCAGACCCAGATAGACGTTGGGTTGGCCCCCGGTGCCTTTCTGGACGAGCCGGTAGGAGTCGTTGTAGCCAGCCCGCATCAGCCTCCGGTACGTATAGACCATCACGTCCTTGGCCTCAAACTCCACCGAGTCCGGGGCGTAGCCGATCCGGGTCACTGGACCTTCCCAGACCCGCTGGCCGTTGCGGAACACCACGATCTCGTGCATCCAGCACCGGGCCTCGCCATAGAGCGCCCCACAGTCGATCGAGTAGCCACTGGAGGTCACCACGCAGTTGCTGATGTCGTCGCGCAGTCGGGTGAACGTGAGATGGGAGAGCGGTGTCAGTTCCCCGATCCGCTTGATCCCGCCCTGGGCGTACAGGAACACCCGGTAGGTTCCACAGCCCAGCGATGTGACGTCGTAGGAGACGTCCTCGGTCGGCAACGGCCCGGCCTCGGACCCGGGTGGGTTGATCGCGTAGAAGAAGAACGAGTCGGACCAGTCCGAGACGTTCCCGCCGATCGAGTCGTAGGTGCGAACCGACCACTCGTAGCTGTACTCGGCCTGGAAGGTCAGCGGCGAGATCGTCCACGACGCCTTCGAGCCCGGCACGCCCGGGTCGACTGCGCCGGGCAGCAGGATCCAGTCCGTCGGGTCCGGGGGGATACCGACCGACAGCTCCTTGGTAACCCCGAGCACCCGGTAGCGCAGGTCGGCACGCTTCTGCCTGTCCCCGGCATCCGGGTCAATGAACTGCCAGGTGAAGGTGGTCGGCTTCTCCACGTCAACCGAGGTGTTGTTGTGCGGGGTGAGCAGCTTCGGGGGCGTGGTGGTCGAGGAGACGTAGAACGACCAGGTCAGCGACCAGTCGCCCCACAGGCCCTGCTGGTCACGGGTCTGGACGGCCCACTCGTAGAACGTGTTGCCCTTGAAGGTGCCCGGGTTCAGCACCCACTGGTTGGTCGACGAGGTCGGTGGCCCCGCAACCTTGGGCGGCAGATTCTGGCCGACAGCATGGGTCTCGGTGTGCCAGACACCAGCCGCCGTCACCGAGTTGGCAGCCACCCGCCACCGGAGCGCGAACGCGGTCTGGTAGTCAGCACCGTCCGGGTCGTTGTGGGTCCACTGCAATGTCGCCGAGGACAGCGACGGCAGGGTCATCCCCTCGCCCTGGGTGTTGATCGTCAGCCCGGTCGGCGAGGTCGGCTTCCGGTTGGTCCAGAAGTTCAGTGAGTTGTAGCCGGTCGACCACAGTCCGTGCTGGTCGATGGCGTACAGCCGGACGTAGTACCGGGTGTTCTGTGACAGCCCGGTCAGCTTCACCTCAGCGGTCTGGCCCCTGACCACCAGACCGGAGCGGACCTCCTTGTAGTTGCTCAGGTTGCTGTTGGTCGACCAGCGGGCGGCGAGCCGGACCTGTTCCCCGGAGTCTGGGTCGTTGACGACGGCCGAGATGTCGACCGAGCCGGTGGACTTGGTCGACATCCCGTCGCTGGCAGCGACCTTGTTCACCTTCGGCGTCGAAGGTGGGGTCGGGGGATGGTTCGGACTGCTCGGATCGACCCAGCTGATGGTGATCGAGCCGGTCCCGGCCCCACCGGCTCCCTGGACGTTGGTCGCCCCGGTCAGCCCACCCGTGTACGAAGATCCACCACCGCCGCCGCCACCCGCTGCGTAGCCGGGTGAGGATGCCTGGCCGCCACCACCCGGGCGGTAACCACCACCGCCACCGCCACCACCGTGACAACGAACATTGGAGCCTGCTGACCCGCCGGCACCGCCCGTGACGAGGATCGAGTCGGAGGCATTGTGGCCGTTGAACTGGGCACCGGCTGCCGACGTGCCGCCGTTGCCTCCCTGGCTCTGTGTGCCTCCTGTGGACGCGCCGACCGGATTGGTACCCGCATTACCCTGACGCCCTGAACCGCCCGTGGTGCCGCCACCAGCGCCGCCCAGACCACCGTCACCGGAGTTGCCGCCTGCGCCACCCGCGACGGCCTTGATGGAGCCGCTGGCGTTGTTGACCCGGATGAAGGAAGCGCCACCGCCGGAGTCACCGCCGTCCTGGGAATGACCGGCACCACCGGCCGCGCCACCACCGGACGTCGCCGCCCCACCACTGCCACCGGAGTTGGCCCGCCCCGACTGGCCGACGTAGCAGTACAGGTTCCAGGTGTCGGAGACAGCCAGGATGCCGATGACCCGGCCACCACCGTTGTTGCCCGACCCGGCCCCGTCGATGCTGACGGTGACCGACTTGACCTTGGTCGGGACATTCCAGCTGTGAGCGCCTGCCGTAGTGAAACTGATCGACGGCATCAAGCCACCCTGGGCACCAGGGACATGTCGAGCACGGGAACGCTCGCCTGCTGCTGGGCCATGTCCACCGTCACCACGTAGCCGAAGCCGCAGGAGAACTCAGGCCACTCGAACGGGTTGCCCGAGCTGTCGGTGATCAAAGCGTCGGCCCGGCGACGACCGACCCCCGGAACGTCGAGGTAGACCTGCTGGTCGGTGCCGTCGATGACCAGGGTTGCGCCCTGCGGAATGTAGGTGACAACCATGTCACCACAGAAGTTGCACGGGTCAGTCGCCGGGGAGCCGGTGTTGAAGACGTCGGCGTAGTAGCGCAGCCGGACCGGCGAAGTGACGGCCTTCTTGGCGTGGAACTGCACGACCGGCACGACCTTCATCCACAGCGGGATCTCATCGGAAGGGATCGTGAAGCTGTACCGCTTGTAGTTGACCGGGAACGTGAAGCAGGTCGGCACGTTGTTCGGCGGGCCTGGTGGCGGGCTGACCAGCGAACAGGCCGGGTCGTACACCGGGGCGTAGATGACCCTCGGACAGGTCTGTTCCTGCTGGGTGTAGCCGTCCTCGTCGAACGTGCCACCGTCGGGGACGACGCCGCCAACGAAGGGGACATCCACATCCGGGTCCATGAAGCCGTAGATCAGCGGCTTCTCCACACCGAACTCGATCGGGTTCGAGGCAACCATCGTCCACGTCACCGACCAGGCACAGCCGCCGTCGGCCATCTCCAGCTTCTGCGTGACTGACGGGCCGGTGGTCGTGGTCACGTCGTGCAGGCTCCGGCCGATCTTGGCGTAGCAGTCCTCGGGACCGGGTGGCGTGCCCGGTACGTAGGTCTGCACGTACCGCTGCGAGGTGGAGGCGCTCGCTGCGCCGGTCCAGGAGTAGCTGTAGTCGCCGTCGTCCGGGGTGTCACCGTCGAAGTAGGTGCCGTCAGTTGTGGCCTGCTCCACGGTGGCGTCATCCAACCAGACCCGTTCACCGACAGCGACCGGCGCACCCGTCCCTTGCAACACCTCGAACATCGGGTAGCAGGACGTTGTGCCAGCAGGCGCAGTGAACGTCGCGTGGCCTCGGGTATTGGTGTTCGCCGTCGTGGCAGGGATGACCGTCTGCCGGGGACTGTAGGTGCCCGCCGGCATCCAGTACATAATCAGGTCCACCTGGCGGTTGGCCTGCTCGGTCTTGGCAGTGACACCGAGCGTGACCGGGCCGGGCGTGACAGGCGTCGCAGCCAGATAGCACGAGCTGGCGATGCTGTTCGGAGCTTGGTAGACCTTCACGTCATCGACGTAGACGACCTGTCCCGCTGCGGGCGTTCCGGTGCAGAAGGGTGTGTAGATGTAGTCCGACGCCACCGTTGCGGTGAAGGTCACGCTGGACTTCACCCAGGTGTCAGGCGTGGTCACCGGCTGCACCGGGGTCTTGTTCGACCCACCGTCGATGGCAAGGGTCGGTGCGGCGGCGATCGAGGCGGCCGGAACATACATCCAGCACTCCGCCGTGTAGACCTGCCCGACAACCAGGTTGGTCAGGTTGACGTAGGCATAGTTCGCTGGCGCTGTTCCGTACGTGACCTGCATTGAGCCAGTCCCGGAATGGGCATGTGCCGTGGATGCCGCCATCGTCGCTAGCCCGCCGAAGCCGGTGATGTTGCCACCCTCGAAGGTGCCATTCGCGCCCTGCGTGACCAGACTCGGTGAGCGCGTCGTCAGGAACGAAGCTGGACCCGAGATTGGTGCGGCCGTGTCCCGGGATGGCGCGTAGTTCGCTCCGTCGTTGGAGCCCCAGCCGTTCACTGTCAAAGCCAGACTTGGATTGGTCGCCAGGTTGGTTCTGTCTAGAACGACAGGCCCCGGGACGATAGGCGGAGCCTGCTCGCCGACGACCGGGACGCAGGACACGAAGCACAGGTCTCCACCGCCGCAGTCCCCGAACGTCTGACCGAAGCAGGAGTTGCCGTACAGCACCGAGCGCAGCCAGCGCATCCCGTACTCGACAGCACACTCATCGGCCCCGACCAGGACAGCCGAGAAGACGACAGGCCGGGTGGCCCGCCGGGTCCGCCCGATATAGCCGCCGTCGATGATCGACTCGACCACGTTGGCCGAGATGGTCGAGTCCTCGACCCCGGTCACACTCAACGGATAGACGCCGTAGAAGTCGTAGCTGGTCAGATTCTTCGGATCGGTCCACGGGGCGTCGTCCTGCAACGGTGAGGAGTACTCGTTCTCACCGAGCAGCCAGGCCAGATCGGTCTCACCGTAGGCAGCCTTGAACCAGCCCAGGTTGGCATGGGCGGCATACGCCTCGACCCGGGAGGCGTTGAGAATCTCGGTCCCCGTGTACTGGAAGAACCCCGGCCAGGCCATCGCCCCTCCTTAGATGTACGACGCAGCCGCCATGCGGGCGACCACCTCAGCTGCAACCGCCCGAGGATCCTCGGTCGGCGTGATGATAGTGATCGCTCCCACTTCGATCGTCTTGCCGCCACGGCCGGTCGCGGTGATGTCGACCGACTTGCCCTGCGCGAAGGCCGACAGGGCGCGCACCGACGGGTCGACCATGCTGAGCGGCCGGTTCAGCGGAACCACAGCCTCCGGTCCGGCCTCGCCGATGATCCGGGTCTGTGCCCCGAAGAACACACCACCGCTCGCCGTGAGTAGCTTGCGGGCCGAGGCCGGGATGTTCAGGCTGCCGACGTTGATGGTGCCGAGCACACCGCTGAGTGCGTCCCTGAGACCCTGGGCGATGCTGTCGCCAGCGCTCTTGGCTCTGCCGTAGGCACCGCTCGTCCAGGCCGCGATGGCCGAGGCCAACGACCCAGCGGCGCTGATCGCTCGATGGGCCAGACCGGAGAAAGCGTTGACGATCTGGCTGGCGATCGACCTGGCCCTACCGGGCAGCGAGGAGAACCATCCACTGATGGCTCCCGCGATGGAGCCTGCCGCACCGATGATCCGACCAGCCAGTCCGTTGAAGGCGTTGCGTACCTGGGTGGCGATGCTGGACGCCTTGCCCGGGAGGCTGGCGAACCAGGTGCCGATGGCCCCGGCGATCGAACCGGCCGCAGTGATGATCCGACCCGCCAACCCGACAAAGGCACCCCGGATCTGACCGGCGACGGTGGCTGCCTGACCCGGCAGGGAGGCGACCCAGGAGGCGAAGATGGAGCCGAGGTTGCCGAGCGCGCCCAAGATCATGCCGGGCAGCCGGGAGAACCAGTCGACGATGCCATTGACCAGATCCGGTATCAGGGAGTGACCGATCAGGAAGTTGTAGAGGTCGATGAACGGCTGCTTGATGGCGTTGACGGCCAGCAGTACACCCTGAAGGAACTGGTTGTTGGTGAACCAGTTACCGATACTCAAGATCAGGCTCGCGCCGAAGGCGTCCAGCCAGAGGCCGAATCCGGTGAAGGCAGACTGAAGCTGGGTGATCCAGCCAGCCATGACCACACCCAGGCCAGGTTGAGAGGCAAGCCAGTTGTAGAAGTCGATGAACGGCTGTTGCAACATGGGTCCCAGGACCGTGAAGCCAAGCTGGGCCTGGGTGACCCAGCCTGCGATGATGACGCCCAGGCCCGGCTGGGAGGCAAGCCAGTTGTAGAAGTCAGTGAATGGCTGCCGCAGCTTGCCGATCAGGGTTCCGATGCCCGAATCCGGACCACCCAGGCCGCTGGCCCACGTGCTGATGGCCTTGCCTGCTGCGTCGAGGTCTCCGGGAAGGGACCCCGATCCAGAGCCGGTCACCCACATGTGAATGGGGTTGGTCGCCGACCACGTCTTGAACGCCTTCCAGAGGTCGGCGATCGCGGTGATCGGGCCACCCTCAAAGATGCGCCCGGCCTCGGTCGTGGGTGGTGGGTGGGCGATCTGCTCCTGCTGCTTGGCCGCCTGCCACTGGGCGATCACACCTTCGAGCTTGGTCGCCAGGTCGTCGACCGCCACAGAGGTCGTCCCAATCCAGATGAAGATGTTCTTGACCACGTCGAGGACGTCGAACAGCCAGCCCCGGTTCCTCGGGGTGTCCAGCTGGGTGAGCATGACCGTGAACGCCACCACCACGTCACCGAGCTTCTGAGCCAAGGTCTCGGCGTCCTTGATCCAGCCCTCAAGCGACTTCTGGTTCTTCGGGTCCTTCAGCCAGTTGGAGACTCCGGTCAGCGAGTCGCTGATCCCCTTAAAGAGGTCGTTCCCGGCCCCGGTCTTGGCGTTGACGGTGAAGACCTGGCCGATGATGGTGCCGATCTGCTTGATCACACCCCAGACGGCCTTCAGTGAGTCCGTGGCGGACTTCAGGAAGTCACCGAACTTGGACTTCCCTTTCGGGTCCCGCTTGGTGAAGTCATCCCACGACTTGGTGACAGTCTTCAGCCAGCCCAGGAACTGGTTGATGTAAGGCTTGGCGTCGAGGAACCCCTGGCCGATCGCCAGCAGCACGTTCCCGCCGATGTCCCCCAACGACTGGATCATGGGGCCGATGGCATCGCTGATCCCCTTGAACAGGGTCTTGGCCTGAGGGGTCTTGGACCACTTCTCGAAGGCGTCGACCAGGTGGCCCATAGCCTTGGCTGCCGTCTCCAGCAGGGGCGTGATGAGCTTCAGGGGAGCGTCAAGGCCGCTCAGCCGTTGCAGGTTCTTGCCAAAGATGTCCTTGGCCAGGACCGACTGGAGATCCCTCCAGTCCTTGGTCAGCTGCTGGAAATCCTTGTTCTTGGCAAGCTCGCCAGTCTTCTTGGCCAGGCTGGCCAAGGCGATGACAAAGGTGGCGATGCCGATGCCGAGTGGAACGAGCGCCCCGCCGACGGCGGCTGCTGCCCCAACCAGCGCGAAGGCTAGGGACCCGGCCAGGATCAGCACCGCCCCGGCCAGCAGCGAGATGGCGGCGGCCGCGATGCCGAGGGTCGACACCAGGATGCCGATGCTGGCAGCGATGGCTACGACCCCGGCCACGAGGCTCGGGGCAGCGGTCAGGCCGAACTCGACGACAGCAGAGATGAGTCCGAATACCCCGCCACCGGCCTCCAGCATGGAGTCCTGGAAGGCTGAGCCGAACTTCTGGGCGGCAGCGGAAGCGCCGCTCAGCCAGGTGACCAGGGATGCCACCAGGGTAGGGATCAGGGAGACGAACCCGCCGAAGAAGTTGAGGAGGTTGTTGCGGCTGCCCTTACCGAAGACCTTGCCGATCCCACCGGCAACGCCCTCCAGCTTTTTCCCGAGCCCCTCCAGGCCGCTGCCGAACTTCTCGGCGTCGGTACGGCCACCACGAAGAATGCCGCTCAGCTCGCCAACCCGGTCCCGGAAATCACGGGACGCCCGGACGGCTGGAGACATGTGGTTGACCAGGTTGGTGAAGTCGGTGACCAGGCCCTGCCGGGCCGCCCTGTTCCGGTTGATGCCTCTGCCGTAGTCCTCGATTGCCGTCGACAGTTCCTTGAACTGAAGTGCCTGGTCTGCGGTGATGGCCCGGGTTGCCTTGGCGATCTCGGGTCGGATGTTCCGGAGCCTGGCGGCAATGCCCTCCAGCCCGAAGTCTCCGGATTCCAGACCCTGCCGAAGATCACGGGCAATGGCGGACCCGATGTCTTCGCCGTGGATCTCCCTCAGCCTGTTCTCCAGGCCGGTCATCAGGTCACTGCCGAGGAACGCCCCGATGTTGTCGAACTTGCCGAGCCCCTTCTGGAGTTCGTGCTCTAGGTCGTCCAGCGTCGTCTTGGCGTGCTTCTTCTCCTCCTTGTCCCAGCCCTCCTGCCATGCCTTGTTCGACCTGTCACCGAGTTCCCTGAAGGTCGACTCGTGCTGACGGACCTCGCGCCTGGCGTCGTCGGAGAACCCACTGCCGTCGGCGAGGATACGGATGTAGGCCGCGCCGATCGTTTCGCCGCGCAGCGCCATCTCAACCCTTCCTCACCATTATTAACCTGGGTTAACTCAGGTAAACCTAGCCAGCCTTGCGCCCCTGCGCCATCGCCATCGTCGCCATGAAGTCCGCGCCTTCCAGCTCGATCTGCCGCTCCGTCGGCGGAGCCTTCGGCCGACCGGGTAGTGGTGACTCCAGATCAACCAACCACTGATCGACCTTCGCCGGGTCGATGTACTTCAGGCACCAGGCGTAGACCATGTTCAGGAACCGGTGAGGACGGAATCGGATGATGTCTGCCCCTGCGTAGTCCGCGTCGATTTGCGCCCACCGTTCTTCGGCGATGAGGTAGAGCCGGAGGGCGACGGGAAAGGGCGACCCGTCCACTCCTCCAACATCCACTCCAGAATCTCCACCATCGTCGTTGGCGAGATCATGTTCACCCGGCGAGACATTCCCTCCATCATGAAGCGCTGGCCCTCTTCGTCGAGCAGGTTGAAGAAGAAGTCCACCACCCCGGCGGTCCTGTCGATGTTCGAGGCGTGCTTGCCCATCGCCAACATGATCAGTGCCAGCTGGCCCTCGGTCGGCCGGTAGGCGGTCAGCTCCTGGTCGTTGACCTTGAACTTCAGCGCATCCTTCGGTTCCTCGATCTCCTCGATCGCGGTGACGAACTCTTTCAATTCCAGACCTCCAGCTCCTCGTCCAGAACAGACTAGGAAGCTGTGTCGGGAGAAGACAGTCCCCCGCGCACGGGCGTGTCACCAGGTGTGCGGGAAGGTGACCCCGCGAATCGAGCGGTGGTTGCGGGCCGTTGCCCGCCAGGCCCGCTCCAGGAAGTTGTTGGGCTCCTGCCCAGACACCACAGTCACCTTGGTGATCGGCGGGTACAGGCTCTGCTTGCCGACGTGCAACAACGTTCCCGGCAGGAGGCCCCCGGGCTTGGTGGCCCGGTCACCCTTCTTCCGGACATCGAAGAACTTCTTCGTCATCGGCAGCCCACGACCCAACCGGGAGAATCCCCGGGTCGTGTAGATGCGACCAGCGCGACCTTTGACTGGGAAGCCGGTGCCGCGCAGCACGTACATGGTGTGCTTGGCATCGGAGGCGATCAGACCCTCAACCTGCTTCGGTCCGACCTGGCGGCTGAAGCCGTGGATTCCAGCCTTCAGCGTGCCCCTTCTGGCCGGGGCGTAACGGATCGCGTGGCCGACGAAGGCCGCTGTCATGATGCCCATCCACTTGCCGACCAGAGCGTTCGGCCGGTAGATCGCGGCATCGAACATGACGATGGTCTCCAGCTCTGCTGATGCGAACCTGGGCATCAGGTCACCAGGATCGAGACCAGCAAAGTCCCCAGAACGACCCCGCCCTCCGGGCCGAACGGGGTGTAGTTGGTGACGATCCAGTCCTTGCTGCTGCGGCAGCAGGCAACCGCTCGCCACATCGTCATCATGTCGGCCTCTTGCAGAACAGCGGCGGCGGCGAGGACAGCCGGGTCAGGTGGCTGCCCGTCCACATCGCCGACCTCGACACAGCGGGCGATCCCCAGCTCAATGTCGACGCCGATACCGAGCCCGCAGTTGCCAGGGACCTGGGTCGCCACACCGATCGTCGTCGAAGGGTAGGCGTTGGCCAGCCGGACCCAGGCTTGCCCGCACGCACCCTCGCAGTTGCCGACGTAGTCCATCGGCACTTCGGCTCCCGGGAACAGGCCGCAGGCGCAGACCGGCGGTGAGTCATCGGTCAGCAGTTGGGCACACAGGCAGGTGCTGAGTTCGGCCAGCACCGTTGCCACCTTGTCCATCAGCCCACCACGCGCGGCGTGCGCTTCGTCGGCCACCAGACCTGGCTAGCGTAGGTCGGTGAGCCTGGTGGCCGCCAGAGCCCAATGAAGGCGTCGACCTCACGGATGCCGGTCAGCCCGTCAGGGAAGGCTCCGGTGCCCAGGGTGAAGCTGACACCCTGCCGCGACACCGATGTGACGGTGGACGGCAGACGGCACTTGGATCCCATGCACGCTTTCGCGAACTCCATCGACATCACCCCGGCGGCGTAGGCCGCGAGCGCGTCCGGGGCGTGAGCATTGAGGTAGGTGACGGAGAAGGTGCCGGGCTTGTCGTCGTTGGCCGTCATGTCCTGGCAGGTTGGCCACGGGCAGTCTCCCGGTCCGGTCCACAGCAGACGGTTGCCGTCGACCCGGTAGAGCGCTGGGAGAATGACGTCGCCATCCACCTTGACCGACGAGACCGGGCCAACTGGGGCGGCCAGAACAACCTCGCACAACGCTGTGCAGGAGCAGTCGGTGTGACAGCCGCAGGAGTTGACCCAGATCCCGTTGGCCGTCTGGTGCGGGCCGAACGCGCCCCAGCGTGCCCACAGGTAGGACAGTCCGTGCCAGCAGGACTGGATGCACGGGCGGACCGTGATTGGGCAGCCGCCGACCCGGTAGCCAGTGAGCTGACGCAGCGACTGCACAGCGAGCGCCTGAGCGCGCTGCTGGACGCTCGGGTCGAGAGCGGCCCACTCGTCGGTGAGACAGGCCGGGTCGATCGGCCACGCGCAGTCGTCAGGCATATCGGCATCCTCCCCTATGTCGAGACTGTCGCAGGCTGCTCGACGGTGCCGTCCCAGACCTTCAATGTCGCCGGTAGCTCGGTGGTCCCGTCCCACACCGAGATGGTGTAGCCGAGAGCGCTGTCCATCACCGGAATCTGCACGCCCATGCCGTTGGCGGAAGCGATCGGGTCCGTGAAGGTGCGGTCAGCGGCAGGCGCGGCATAGTCACCGACCCAGATGGACGGCGCCGACGTGCCATTGCCGTACGACTGCTGGCGCAACGATGTGGCCGGGAGCACGGTGGCCGGGCCAGGGTTGTTGGTGGACTTCTCGCAGCGGACCACAACCACCGTCTGCCCACTGGTGGCGGTGATCGAGTCGCCGTCGGCGGTGATCGTCGTGCCGGAAGCTGAGCGATAGGTCGGTGCCCCCATCGTCCCGAACCCGGCACCCCGGTAGACCGCCAAGGCGTAGCGCCACGAGCCGGTGCCGCCTGTCCGGGTGAAGGTGTACCCGGAGGCGATATCGGCGGCGGTGACAATCTTCTTCACCACCAGCGCCCGGCCGGTGCCCATCACGGCGTCAATCAGAGCGGTGGCACCGTCCACGTCAGTGACGGCGGCAGGGTCGGAGTTGGCTGCCGCAAGGATGAAGCAGTCACCTGCGACCGTGCCAGCAGGCATGGGGACGGTGGCTGTCCCGGTGTTGCTGCCGGTGGACCCCCCGATGTAGGAGGCACCCATGTCAGGCCGCGAGCCTGACGATCACCGTTCCGGCCGGGAGGCCCGAGGGGATCGGGTCGGCGGCGGCGAGCACGATGGTCCATGCCCCGACGATGGTGCCTGCCGTGCCGATGATCGGCTTGCCTGCCATGTTGACGCCGAACAGGTTCTGCTGGCTCTGCGCCCCCGCCCACCGATTCAGCACCTGGAACACCAGCCCGGCGTAGGAGGTGTTGGCCTCCGGGCCGAACAGCTTCAGCGCTGGCTCGTCGTTGATCGACGCACCGCGAGGGCTGCCGTTCTCGTTCGCCCAGAACGCCCGGTGGGCTGCACCGCGAAAGCCGTTGATGATCCACGGCTCCGCGTCGGTGCCGTTGGTGGAGTAGCTGGTGAGGTCGAGCTTCTGCCACCAGCCCACCGTGGCATTCGGCGCACCAGAGGTCGCCTTCGACACTTTGCTGCCAACGCTCGTCGTCAGCCCTGCCGTCGTGCCTTCGAGCGTGGTGGTCCGAGTGTCCAGAGCACCAACCTCGGTGTTGAGGGTGCCGACCTCCGTGTTGAGAGTGCCGATCGAGGTGCCGTGGCTGGTGATCGTGGTGTCGTGCCCGTCGAGCCGGGTCTTCAGCCCGTTGACGAAGTTGGTGATCGCCGTCCACGCCGACTGAAGACCCGAGTACCAGGGATCGGAAAACTCCCCCGGGAGCGGGGTGTTGAAACTCATCGCTGGTCCTCTCCGGTCCGGCCCTGTCCGTGCTCAGCCATGACCGAAGGGGCCGTGACCGAAGGGTCCGTGGCCGAAGCCATCGGACCCCTCAGGGCCTACGCTTTTCCCGCTACCCAGGCCGTCCCGCTCCAGTGGGCGTCCGTGCCATCCTCCAGGACGATGTACTGCCCGGTGGTCCAAAGGGTGGTCGGGCTGGCTGTCAGCGACGCCGCCGAAGCGAGATCGGCGGGACCGAAGCTGCCATCCGGGGTGTAGGTGCCCGGCGTACCGGCGGTTGCTCCGGTGGCTGCCGTGCCAACGGGGATCGGGTCGCAGGACGGCTCCGGCGGTTCCACTGTGGTGAGCTGCATCCACAGGTGGTCGTCCGGGTCCACGTCGTCCAGCAGCGGACCCGGGTTGCCCGTCTCGTCTTTGACCACGTCGTACGGGCCTTCGCCCCAGGCGTTGCCGTCCTTGGACTTGGCACCGGACAGGGTGAAGTTGACTGCGTCGTTGCCGATGGTGAAGTCGCCGACCACACCACCCTTCAGGAAGGGCACGAGGAAGTAGCCGTAGGAGACGCCGACGGACGCATCGCAGACAGCGGTTGGAACGTTGCTCCAGACCTCCAGTGCGAAACCCGAGCCGCAGGCGTCGACCTGGCTGTTCATCCGGAAGCCGACCCGGTTGCCTTCTGCGTCGAACACTGATGGCTGGCCGGTCATCAGTTCCAGCAGCAGCGGGTTGACGCCACAGAACTCGACCTGCACGTCGTAGCCGGTGAAGGTTGGGCACGGCTCGTCGAGGATGCAGACCTTGCCAGCGGCATTGGTGACGCTGATCGTCTGACCTTCATCGGTCTGTGCGGTGAGCTGGACGGTGATGAAGCCGTCGGACACGATCGCCGCGTCTGGGCCGTACTCGACAGCACCACACCCGTCGAGTCGGGTCACTCGCATCGCCCGCCCACGGACGAGCGAGAAGCAGTTGTTGGACCCCGGCATCAGGCTTCCTCACTCTCGGTCTTGTCATCAGACTTCCTACGCCGACCGCCGCCGGACTTGGGCTTGTCGTCCTTGTCCTGCTTCTGATTGCCGAACGCCTTGTCGTGCACTTCCTTCGGCACAGCGAACCCGCCCTCAGTGGTCTTCACCACGTCAGGGTCGAGACCTAGATCCTCGGCCGCCGCCAACAGCAGAACGGCCTGGTCGCTCGGGTTGTCGCCGAACGCGACATCTACCGTCTCGCTCATCAGGCTCCCACCTGAACCCAGCCTTGACCGTCCCACTTGAGCGCACAGGTTGAACTGCCAGCAGTGACCGTCACCGTCTCGGCGGGCAACCAGCCACCAGTCCAGGCCGTCATCGGGTTGGCCACCCATGCGGGAGGCCCGTTCAGAAGCGCCTCGGCGTCGGCGCAGCCTTTGATGCTGCTGTCCGAGGTCAGGTCAAGGCTTTCCCCCGGTGATAGCACACTCGGCGTAATGCTGCCGCCACCACTACCGCCGCAGCCGCACAGCGGTGTCGTCACGCTCGCCATGAAGCAGTCGACCAGGCCCGCGTAAGCCCGCTCGATCAAGGTGAAGTAGTCGTTGGTGTCCTGGTCGACGACCGGACCGTTCTCAACCAACGGCCCTTGGTACAGCACGATCGAGCCGGTGGCGTACAGCACCGGGGAGTCGTTGGTGCCGCCGTTGAGGTCTGGCCGGTAGTTGCCAATCGACACGAGGTTCCCGGCCACGGTCTCGATGTGGTCCCCGACCCGGTCGAACATCCCGGCGTGCGACGCCTCCTCGGCCACCAGGTACGGCAGGTGCAGGATGATCTGCCCGCCGTAGACCTCACCGGCCTCCTGCTCCAGCTTGCCGATGGCGGTCGCCACCGAAGGCTGCTCACCCCAGGAGTAGGCGTTGGCGAGGACGTGCTTCTGGAATCCTGCCTCAACCGCCGACTGCTCGGCGGCGAGGAACCTGGCCTTCAGCTTGGCCGACGACTCGGCGACCCGGCCGACCGTCTTGCAGGTCTCGTACATGTACGCCATCCACGGATCGGCGTCGAGATCGGTGTACCAGGAACGGGAGGTCTTGTTCGCACTCGGGGCACAGCCGATGCTGCCCTCCAGTGGCTCCGAGCACATCTCGCCGTCAGCGGTGACTCCACCCAACATCCAGTAGGCGTCACCGCTGTCGACGACGTCAGCGACCGAAAGCAGACCGAACCGACGAGGCCGTCGGACTGGTGCCGGGACCATCTGCCGCGCATTGGCTACTGCGACCGACATTCAGCACCTCCTCTCGTCTCGACTACTCGTGGTTGCCGGGACGATCAGGTGCAGGCCAGATCGTTGATGCCGGTCCGGCCAGCCGTGCAGACCGGGATGGTGGCAGCGATCGAGTCGTAGCACTGCTTGGCGACCAGGATGCCCTGCTCGAAGAACAGCGCCGTGTAGGTGTTGGTGCTCAGCTCGGCCGCGTCGTAGACGGCGTTCAGGTTGATCACATCGGCGGTGCCCTTGATCCACGAACCGGCCGGGTACATCAGCGCGTGGAAGGTTGCGGGCCACACGTCGACATCACCGAGCGGGTGCCAGTCGTAGACGTACTGGACCGCGAGGTTCCGGGCACTGAACTCGGCCGCGATCAGCGCGTCGGTCACCGAGACCAGGTCGTTTCCGGTCCGGCGGGACATATCGGCCCGGAAGATGTCCTTGACGTAGAACGGGAGGATGACCTCCAGGGACGAGTTGAGCCCGAGGCGGTACTTCTCCCGGATCACGTCGGCGTGCAGGGTGAGCGCCTCCAGCGTGTCGGTGGCGACAGCCCCAAGCCCGGTCACCGTCTTCGCGGTCGAACCGGCCTCGATGGCGGCCAGCACCTTGGCGTTCATCTTGTGCTGGTGAGCGATGAGCGAGCCGGACACGTAGCGCTGGATCAGTTCCGGGTAGGCAGCATTGGTGAGGATCGGTGCCTTGATGCAGATCCCGCAGGCGTCGAGGCGGACCTCGACGAACGGCGGGCACGGCACGGTCACACAGGTCTTGGCCGTTCCGGCGATCGCCTGGGCCTCGGTCTGGCAGAAACCGACCGAGTTGTAGATCGAGTCGAAGCTCGGGCCGGTCGTGTACTTGATGCCACCCCGGGTGACATTGACCTCAGGGACGGAGGCGATGCCTTCGGTGGTCTCACCGGCACACAGGTCGTAGATCGTCTCCGACGGAGCGCACCAGCCGCCGGAGGCGACCAGCGAGGCACCCGGCAGCCGGGACTCCTTCGCCGCGAAAGCGAGAACCTCCATGTCGTCGGAGTGCCGGTCGATGGTCAGCTCCGGCGCGAAGTCCAGCCGGAACGATGCGACACCGACGTGGCGCAGGTCCTCACGGATCCCGTCACCGGACGGGGGGCCGAAGCCACGCATCCGGTTCACCACGGCCTTGCTGACCGTGGTGAGGTTGTCCAGCCGCGAGCCGGTGGCGAAGTCTGGGACGTCGGCCGCTGCGGTGATGACGATCGGGGCGCGGGAGGCGGTGGGCTTCACAGGACGGGCGACCTTCCGGGCCAGAGTGGTGACACCGGAACGGGCCTCCGTGGTGTCGGGCGGCGGGGTGGAGGAAATCTTCTGCGCCTCCTCGGAGGCTTTCTCGTCCTCGCCCCCGGTGGCGTCCTCTTCGTCCTCGTCCTCGGCCTCGCCTTCCGGCTCCGACTGGGTGTCGGCGAAGCGGTTCTTCAGTGCTTCGTGGCGGGCGGCGAGCGCGGCGGTGGCGTCGACACGCCGCTGCTGCTCGGTGGCGATGGCCTCCAGGTGCTCGGCGTACCCCTCAGCTTCGGTGAGCTGGGCCTCGGTCGGAGCATCAGCCCCGGCGATTTCGGTGAACGCCGTGCGGACGGTGCCTGCGTAGGCGACCAGGTCGGCATCGGCCAGTTCGGCGAAGTTCTTGTTGAGGTCCACTGGACTTGCTCCTCGGCTCGAAGTTGATTCCGCGCTAAGCGCAGGTCGATCCGGGCACCAAGGTCCAGCGGGGTACTAACCTGTCGCGGACACTACACCCCTGGCAGACAGGTCGGCGAACAGTGGGGTTACCCAGGTTAACCCTGTCGCAATCGGGACTGCCGTCTTACGCTTGCCGAGGAGTCCCGTCCGAGACCGCTCGCCCCCAATGAGCAGCGCCACTATGGCCCCCCAAGTAGGCGCAGGTCTCCGGGCGGGGCGTCGCTTCAGGCGACGTCGCCTCCGCTCCCATCCCCGCTCGTGTCACCGCCGCTGTCCCCGCCTTCGGGTGGCAGGTCCGGCTTGGGGACCGCCTCTTCCCACTCGGGGTAGTCGTCCCAAATCTCCTGGACATCGAGGGTCTGGGCTTCCTTCGGCAGCATGGGCATAGCAGCAGATTAATGCCAGCCGAGCAGGGCTACGGTGATCTCACATCCACCTCCAGAAAGAAGGACCGCTATGGGCTGGCGCTACGTCACCGTCCGTGCATTCGTCGATGAGGGGGAGTACCCGTCCAACGGGCTCCCGCAGCCGCCGCTGTATCCCGGCAACGCCTTGCCTGGCTGGCAGCCGTACCCCGACCAGGGCCTGCCGGGCTGGCAGCCACGACCAGACCAGGGCCTGCCCCGGCCGCCGGTCTACCCAGACCAGGGTCTGCCGGGTCAGCCAGGTCGCCCGGACCAGGGGCTTCCGCCGTTCCCAAGCCAGGGCCTGCCAGGTCAAGGTGGCCGACCAGATCAGGGACTTCCCGGTGGCGGTGGTGGCTACCCGGATCAAGGACTCCCGCCCTTCCCGAGCCAGGGGCTTCCCGGCGGCGGTGGCTACCCGGACCAGGGGCTGCCGGGCGGAAGCGGAGGTCGTCCCGACCAGGGCCTGCCACCGTTCCCGAGCCAGGGACTCCCGGGCAATCAGCCGGGCATCGACAACTCCCTGCCGCCGTTCGCCCAGCCGAGGGCGTACGACGTCCCGCCCGAGCCGGTCAGCCCGCCGGACGCCAACGGCGACTGGGCCGTAGCAATCTTCAACGATGAGGCCACCTGGGTCTGGGTGCCGCGCGACAGCCACGAGGGCGAAGAGGGCGGCCCGCCAGTGCCGGACAACACCCTGCCGCCGGACCCTACGGTGCCGGTGGCCTGAAAGCCCCGGAGAAGACAGAGGAGGAGCCCGGCCTCCTCGACAAGATCAAGAGCTGGGTGACCGGGGAGCCGGTCGACTAACTACTCGGAAGCGTCGTCGTCCCCCTCGGGCGGCGGCGCTTCCGTTTCCCCGGTGTGGTCGTGGCGAACCAGCATCGCGATCCACACCCCGAGCAGGATGCAGCCGACGGTGATCAGCGACCCGGCGATGTAGACCCGCTGCTCAGTGCCCTGGGTCAACCAGACGCCGAACGCGAACGCGATCACAGCTCCCAGCAGCAATGGCCAGGAGCGGAGCCAGCCCAGCCATGAACGGTTCAGGGCTGGCTCCTTCGCAGCGGGGGATGGATCAGTCGCGCCCCACCAGTCGATCACGCTCGGCACGCATCCGGCGCAGATACTCCTCGAAGCCGTAATCCTGCTCCCCGGCGTCGGACATCGACGCGGACGCTGACCGGGTGGCCCCGACCTGCTGAATGGTCAGGCGCGGGTCGAGCACCTTGCAGTCGGCCCCGGCCTCGATCTGCACGATGCCGTCGTAGCCGTAGGTGTTGACCGACTGGATCAGCACGGCCTTGGCACCTGCCCCGACGTAGACAACGGGTGTCGACGTCGGGGCATTGGTGCCCTCACGCAGAGCGTTGATCCCGGACAGCACGATCTCCTCACCACCGGAGATGTCGATTACTCCACGGTTGAAGCCGCCCGTTGCCGCGCCTGGATTGTGCATGGAGCCTTTCAGCGACAGCCCTTCGAGGGTGATGTTCCGGCCACCCTTGATCTTGACCGACGCGCCCAGGTGCGGATCGGAGTTGGGTGAGTCGATCCCGAGGCCGTGGACGTAGACGTTGTTGCCGTAGTCGATCAGCAGGCCATAGCGGTCACCGCGCACCGAGACCAGTGCGTCACCGATCAGACCTCTGGCGAAGTGGGCGTGGATCGACGGCAGTCCACCTTGAAGGTGCAGCGAAGGCTGGGCGTCACTCAGCCCGTACTCGCCACCGTGGATCCGGTTCTCCGAGCCGCCGACCGCGAACTGCTCCAAGCCGATGCCCTGGATGTGCGAGGTCCCGGAGATCACAGCCCCGGTGCCCCAGCCCGACCAGGCGGTCTTGAAGTAGGACCAGCCACAGTTCGCCCAGCGGACATACCAAAGAGTGTGGCCGGTGTAGGCATTCGAGTGCACGTCGAAGAACTCGATGTGGTGGTTGCCCGGGTCGCCGATGAACTGGATGTTCTCCCAGGTGATGTCGCGCGGGCTTCCGTCGGAGGGATAGCTCTGACCGGACTGGCCCTCTTCGGGGAAAATGAACTGCGCCGACCCTGCTCCGCCGTCCCACTCCATCACTGCGTGGCGGCTGTACTCGCGGGCTGTGGTCGGGCCACGGAACGCGGCACCGGAGAACAGCTTCAGCGGCACGCTGTGCTTCACGATCCGGGCTGGCATCGCGATGGTGTCGGTGGGCTTGCCGCCGTGGTTCTGGTGGTAGTCGTTGATCGCCTCGACGCGCTCGTTGTCGTTGCCGCCGAAGCTGTCCCAGTTACGGAACCCGGCCAGGGCTTCGCCGCCGCCGCCGCCACTACTGCCGTCCTGGCCGTCGACACCATCCTTGCCGTCGACACCATCTTTGCCGTCTTCGCCCTTCGGCCCTTTGATGTTGCCGACCTTGTTCCACGACGTGCCCCAGCCATAGACGTCGCCGTTGCCGGGACCGTCGCTGACGTCGAGGATCGTCTGGCCGTCCTGCACACCTGGCTGGGTCGGCTTGCCATTCCAGGTGTCCATCGGCATACCCGGGGGACCCTGTGTTACGTCTGCCATCCTGCTGCCTCCTATAGGCTCCACTCCCCCTCACCCAGGGTCAGTGTCGCAGAGGCAGGTTCAGTCCTCCCAGCCCTTCACTTCGATGGTGCCGAGGCTGACCTTGTGCTTGCCGGTGTTGATGGCCAGCCGCAGCTTGTGGTCCCAGCCGTTCTCCTCCGGCTTCAGGTCGAAGTGGTGGACGACCTGGAAGCGGTCGGAGCCGCCGTTGGACTTCAGGTCGATGGGCTGGGACTGCCAGTCCACGTTCGAGGAGTCGCCCTTGGTGCCGATGTACTGCCAGCGGACACCGATCTCGTCACCCGCCGCGAGCCCGCTGTTCACCGCCAGCACCACGTCGACCATGCCCTTGGTGTTGGTGGCGATGGTGGCGTGACCCTCGTCGTTGATGGCGATGGTGTGGTTCCAGTTGTCCTCCTGGAACGACTGGGACTTGCCCCGGTACTTGCTGATCCGCTTTGTCATGCCAAAGAGCCCTTCGTCGGGAGTGGGCGAGTTGCCCGCGTACTTCTTGTAGGCGTCCTGCCACGTGATTGGCTTGACGTACGGGCTCTGGTCCGGACCCCACCCGGACAGCCCGTTGCACCCGGCGTAGTACTGGTCGACCTGATCGGCAGCACCCGACGACACGTGCGGGCAGCCGATCCAGATGCCGTGGTTGTGATCGTCGAACGCGGTGTCCTGAGGCGAGCCGCGCTGCCAGTCGGCCACCCCTCCCTCACGCCAGATGATCGTCTCGGCATCGTTGCCCTTGCCGTGGTCGAGCGCTCCGCCTGCGTCGTGGGTGCCTGCGCTGGCAGAAACACCCCCGGCGTTGTAGCAGAACTGGAAGATGTTCACCGGGGTGTGGAACCCGGCGGCCTTCAGCCTGGGCTCGATCACGTCCTCGATGGACAGCACCATGCACTCGCAGACCTGACCGCCACGCCAGGTGCGCTGGCCACCGGGATTGTCGACGCTCACGACAGCTTGCGCCCATCCAGCTCGATCACAGTCTCCAGCTTGCCTTTGTTCGTGTCCCGCTTCTCCTTGACCAGCTCGGCCATCTCCGGGTCGAGTGGTGGCCGCTTCTCCCCCTCGCTCTCGGTGAGACCGATCGGCTCGCCGGTCACGTCGTCACGCTCCTCACCTACTGCGATCGGGGGCTCGACATCGGAGGACTCGTTGTAGTCGCGCGGAGCGAAGCTCTCTGTCACCGGGAAACCGCTTTCACAGTGCCGCCGCCGTTGCGGATCACCGCAGCCTGGGCCTGGACCTGGCTGCCGTACTCCTTGGTCGTACCGTTTCGATCCTGGTAGACCCAGATGGTCTTGCTGCTGTTGCCCTGGCAAGCGCATGGCATCAGGCATTCACCCTCTCGATGAGTTCGGCCATCTTCCGCTTCCGACCGAGGGCGGCCATCACCGCCTGCACCACGGCCTGCATGGGGTCATCATCCACCTGCACCACACCGGCCGCTACCAGGGCGACCTGCACCCGGTCGGTGACCGCTGCGACTGGGAAGCCCGCGACGTTGACCGCCAGCGCAGCCACCAGTTCGAGGCTGCCGCCGATCTCCCGCCAGTCACCGGACACGTCGGATGCGCGTAGCGCGGTGATCGTGTCGTCGGCGGTGCCGGGACGAACCCAGCCCGCGCACCAGATGCCGAACTCGTCCTCACCGACGGTCACGTCCGCCACTGCCGCCGAGGTCGAGTCGTAGTGGGCGGCAGCCGCGCGGGACCCCATCCTTGCCCCCGCGTGGCCGCCGCCGAGCGAGATCACCCCGGTCCGGGCCTGCTGCCCACTGTCGAGCAGGACGGTGCCGGTGGCGAAGTAGGCGTAGTTGCTGGCGCTCGTCGGGGGCGCGACGCAGACGCCGTCGTAGCCGACATGGCAGGTGGCCCAGGCGGCGATGTGCCCGTAGACCCGACCCTCCTCCGTGACCGTGAGATGGGTCGGGCCTACGAGATGGGGGTCGGCGAACCAGGCAGCCGGAGCCTTCCGTCCACCGGAGGCAACCAGGGTGACCGATCGGGTGTCAGCCGAGGCGACCTGCTCGGTCGGCGCGTGGCCGGGCCAGAAGCCGGTGGCGTCGTGGTGCCACTGGGAGCAAATCTGGTTGATGAACCGCAGAGTGTCCGGTGAGCTTTCGCCGATCTCCTCACCGATCTGCACCCGGCAGCGGTAGAAGTCGTCCGGGGTTCCCCAGCCGATCTTGGCGTAGCCCTCGTGGCCGGGCACCGTCCAGTAGTCGTGGATCCGCTTGGTGGCGACCGGGTTGGTCAGCCAGCCCGGCCCACGCCCAAACTGACCATCGTTGTCAGTTGGAAGTTCGGCACCACGCTCCAAGCTGGCTTTCAGTGCGTCCGGCGGCTCCTCGCCGATCTGCTTATAGGCCCCGCGAAGCTGACGGGCGGCGCTCGCCTTGGCTTCGGCGGGGGCGTCGACCTGGTTGAAGCGGGATGCGGCGGCGTGCACACCGGCTCGGCTGAGCGCACCGGCTGGAGTCTTGATCGGCAGCTTGTGGCAGGACTTCTCCTCGCCGTCGCAGACGTGCAGGATCGTCGCTGACTTCCACTGCTGCGGGGTGTACTTCCCGGCCGAACCGTCCCAGGTGCCTTCGTCGATCATCTCCACCACACGACCCTGGGTGGCGAGGCTGCTGGTGTTCGCGGGGAGCTGGTCACCGCCTGCGTCCCCGGTGGCCTTGTTCGCCATGCACTCGTCGTAGTCGGGTGAGTTGGGGTCGCAGTCCTCGTCGGCGACAGGAGCAGTGGCAGCGGCCTGCTCGGCATCCATCGCCTTCTGCGCCATGCAGTCGTCGTAGTCGGGGGCGTTCGGGTCGCACTCCTCGTCGGGGGCGGGCACGTTCTGCGGCGGCATCTGGCCGTCAGCTTCGGCCCAGGTGCCGAGTGCCACGAAGGCTGACGCGAAGGCCGGAATGGAGACCAGGCTGGCGGACGCGATCCGGGCGCTGGTGAAGGTGACTTTGCCGCTGGCTTCGTCGAACTCGAACTCGGAGTCGTCGGCGTCGACAGAGACACCGAACCGGCCGAACTCCGCGATCAGGCCGACCACTTCGTCGGTCTCCGGGGTGTCGATGAAGATGCCTTCGCCGCGCATCATCCCGTCGACCCGCTCGATGCTGTTGATCCGGGCCACGATGGTCGAGCCGTCGTGGCCTTCGTTGGACGCTTTCTGCCAGGTGAGCGGCAGCGGCAGGTCCCGGTTGCGGAGTGCGCCAGCGGCGAACCGCCGCCCGTCACCGGACCACTCGTCCTCGGGTGCCAGCACGCCGTGCCAGGCAAGTGGGGTGTCGAGGGGCATGGTGCTCTCCTTCAGCGCTGCCGTCAGCGCGGCCTGATTCGTTGGCACTGCCTGGAGTACGCATCGGCAGTTGATGGTGTTGTCGAGCCGTCCCCGGGGGTCACCCGGATATCGCAGATTCTCGCCCCCGACGAAGAAGTACGCACCCGCCGGTCGCCGCTGCCGGTCGGCGGCGGCGTGCTCGGGGCGCACCAACGAGTCGTGCATCGTCGTCCACTTCAGCAAGGTGGGTGCCGGGTCGTCGGTGGCGGCCTGGACGGTGGCCGCGTTGATGGCGGTGACCGCCAGCCAGGTGGCGACGGTCTGCGGGTCCGACTCTTTCGTGGTGTGCGCGAGCGGGCCGCGTAGTGAGTTGAGGAACCCAGCGGTCCGGCCCCGCCGGTCCCCACCTTCGGCCAGGTAGGTGTCGAGGTAGAGCTGGGTCAGTGCCTCGGTCAGCTCGGTCCGGTCAGCCGGGTCGTCGATGAACGCCTTCACCTTTGACAGCAGCGCGGCGATCGCTTCGTCCTGCTGCGCCCGTCGGCGGGCAGCGAACTCGATGGAGTCGAGGTCGGTCACGCCGAGACCTGCTCGGCCAGCCGCAGCCAGTTCACCAACCGATCACGACGGTGCGGGCTCTGCTCCTTCAGCAGGGAAGCGCAGTAGGACGACAGCACCGGCACCACGACCAACGGGTCGGCGATACCTTCGAGCACCTGTGGGGCACACGACCAGGCGTCCTCCAGTAGCCGTTCGGCGGTGCCGTTGGCCCGGACGTAGATGTGGGTCTCGTAGGCGGGCACACCCGGCGGTTTGGTGACGGTCTGCCGCAGCCTGTTCCCGGCCCGCTCCAGCGCCCGGAAGACGAGGGCGTCAGCGGCGGCGACCAGGGCCGACTCGTCGGGGGTGCGCGGCTTGGTCGGGTGCTGTTCGAGCGACGGATTGGGCCTGCTCTCCCGGGGTGTGGTGGGGTCGACCGCGACACCCAGGTCCACACCGAGCGCGGTGAGGGCGGCGGCGACCTGCTCCGGGGTGGCCGAACCGGATGCGACTTTGACCGTCAGCCAGGTCCGGAACTGGGCAGCGGTCGGTGTGTCGTCGCTGTCGAAGCCGTTCTCCCGGCGCAGCGCGTCGGCGGAGATCAGGCCCCGGTCGTACAGCTCGAAGGCTTCCTTGCTCCGGTCCGGTCGCAGCTGGAGGGAGGTCGAGTCGTAGCCGACGACAGCCGACGCATCCTCACCGAGGCTGGGCCGCAGATAGGCGATGGTCAATGCGTTGACGATGGTGTCGAGCATCGGCTCGATGTGCAGCTTGATGGTGGCTTCTTCGATCTGCCACGCACCCCAGTGGCTGACCGAAGCGCCTGCGCCAGAGGTCTGGCGTCCGGCGATGCCGAGCACCTGCTCCGGCGGAAGGTCCATGCCGAGTGCGAACCGGCGGATCGCCTCGTTGCGCAGCGACATCGAGTTGGCGTCGAGGTCACTCCAGAACTTCAGCAGCCGAGGCTTGTCGATGGTGTCGTCGGGGGCGGTGATCACGATCGGCACAACAGCGCTCGGTGAGGACGGGTCCTCGATGGGTGCCATCATCGCTTCGGCCAGGGTCGCCATGAAGGCGTCGGCGTCGTTGGCCGGTTTCGCTCCCGACGTGGTGCCGTCGGCGGCAACCTGCTCGGGCGGCGGTGGGAAGTTCATTCCCTGCGGCATGATCAGAATCCCGGACCCGGCGAGCCGCGAGGTGATCTGTGCGAAGACGTGGCGGGTCAGCCATTCGATCTCGGACAGGATCGGCAGCAGTGACCGGAACGGTGAGTCGGCTTCAACCCGGTGTGCCGGGGACGGCAGCCAGATCCTGATCACCACGTCGTTCTCGGTGAGCGGGACGGCGGGAAGACCGGAGCCGTAGTTGATCTGCCAGCTCTGGCCGGTGACCTGCATCTCCAGACAGGACACGATCTCCCAGGTGTCGACCCCGTCCGCAGCCCGGCCGACCAGGTAACACTCCCCGGCGATGGTCAGGTGACTGCCGATGGACTGCAACATCTGGGTCTGGCCGTCTTTGCCGTTGAACAGTTGCTGCAAGGCGTCGTGGGCTGGTCCGGTGGGTGTTGCCCGGACGACGCCTTGGATGATCTCGGCGGCGAACAGCGACGCGCGGGACACGGCGTGGCCGAAGAAGTTGGCCGCGAACCGGGCCTCGCCACAGATCGAGTAGTGCCGGTAGCACTCAGCCTGCCAGTTCTGGCTGGGCTGGTAGATCCGGGCCGCTTTGCCCGGGTAACGTGTTGCCGAGGCCACCATCGACGACGTGGGGATGACGACAGCTTCCGGTTCGACCTTGCGTCGTGGCATCGGTCTCTTTCATGTTCCGGTTGAGTTGTTCCTCCCGGAGTTTCGCACAGCTCATGATGTCTGGACCAGGAACGCCACGACTCATTCGGTCTCGGGGGGCTCATCTCTGGCGACCAGGATCGCCGCCAGGTACGCCATCGCCCACCAGGTGTTGGGCACCCACCACCACCACGCCAGGTTCGACAGCCACCCCCAGAGGAACATCACCGCGCTCAGATAGGGGGCCTGGCAGAAGGCGCACTCCATCAGCTTGCGCCACGGCGAGTCACCGACGGCAACGAAGAACTTCAGCCTGATCCAGGCCACCGGGGGGAAGTCGTCCCACACCAGCAGCCGCGACATCCGGGCCACGGAGATGGTGCCGACGACGAAAGCGGCGAGAAGCACCCACCAGGGGTGTCCCCAGATCAACTGACAGCCCTCAGGTGGCGGCGGAGCAGCTTGTTGGGGTCCGCGATGGACGCCGGGGCCAGATTGCGCAGCAGCGACGTCGCGCCGTGCACCAGGGCGTCCAGACGGTTCGGCGATGCGCTCACTCCAGGCACCCAGGTGCAGAGTTCGTCCTCAAGCTCGGCCAGATCGCCGGGTTCTCCCACATGGGTCACCAGTTTCTTCTCGTAGCGGGCCACGATCGGCTCAGCGCGGATCGCCTTGCCCCGTCGGGAGTCGACGGTGATGATCCTGGCCCCGGTGTAGCCCGAAGTCTCCAGGGTGTGGCGCACCATGTCGCCGCCGTAGTTCTTCTCCGCCACGATGGCGTCGGCGGACCACTTCTCGTACAGGCTGTGGGCCTTCCCGGCCCATTTGGACGGCGAGTAGCGGTCGGTGGCGTCCTCCAGCACGAACAGGTGGCCGGTGTGGCTGATCCCGACCACGATGAGACCTGTTTCGTCGGCGGTGATCCGGGTGGAGCCTGCCGGGTCGACCCCGACCACGATCCGGGAGAAGACCGGGGTCTCGACCTGCCACTGGAACATGTCCCAGGACCACATCGCGCCTTCGATGTCGGCCAGGATCTCCCCGTGCAGCTCCTGACGGCCCAGTCGGGTGCCCTCGAAGCGGTCCAGCACGGTCCGTTTGAAGGTTTCGGCCAGGTTGTCGATGTTGGCGTAGGTACTGACCCGTCGGGCGATGGTCAGCGGGTCCTCGATCAGGCTTTTCATCCACTTGGTGGGCTTCGGGGTGGTGGTGACGACCACTTTCGGAGACTTCCCGAGCCGCAGACCGAGCAGCATGTTGTTCCAGACGTCCTCGATGAGGGCGTAGTGGGCTGGTTCGTCGGCCCAGACGAACCCGGACTCGGGTCCACGGAGCCGGTCGGGCTCTTCGGCGCTGAAGCACTGCCCGATCGAGCCGTTGGGCCAGGTGAGTCGTCGCTTCGACGGCTCCCACAGCGGCCGTTTGCCGGGTGGGGAGGTGGCGAGGATGCCGGACACGCCTTCGACCATCGTGTCGCGCAGGTCGGGGCCGGTGGCGGCGATCAGGATGATGCGGGGGATCTTGGTGGTGACCCGGTGGGTGATTTCCGAGCCGGTCCGGGTTTTCCCTGCGCCTCGGCCGCCGGAGAAGCACAGGGTGAGCCAGTCGGAGTTCCACGGCGGGGGGTGCTGGTCGCTGCGGGCGTGGGGCCAGGCCCATTTGTCGTGCGGTCGGCCGTTGCAGTCGAGTCTCGGGCAGAAGAACGGGTGCCAGGTGGTTTCGGCGATGTCTTTCAGCATCGCCAGGGCCTTGGCCTGGTACTCGGGCTTCCAGTTTCTGAAGTCGGCGAACTCTGGTGGGAGCTGGGTCAGGTCCGGCTGGTCTGGCATGTCAGCTCATGCTTACGAGCGCAGGCACCGCACCACAGGCTGCCGTGGAGCCGCCAGGCATAGGTCCCGAGGGTGAGGGTCCGTCCGCATCCTCCGGCGCACTTGACCGTCCATCGCACCTTCTGCACGTATCCAGTCTAGAAACGATGTCCACGGTTTAGTACACCTCCTCATCGGTGTTGCCCATGCCCACATACTGCGGCCCACGGGCCAGGCCCTCCAGCAGGATGGCGTTGCGTTTCGCCTCCGGCTTCATCGGGTTGACCAGCCTCGGCTTGTTCCGTGAACGAGGCAGCGCCTGGAGCAGTTCGTCGAGGTCCATCCCGAGGTCGCGGGCCAGCGCCTCGCACACGGCCCGCTGGCAGTAGACGGTCTGGGACAAGATCCCGGTCTTCTTGCAGGCTTGAAAGATCCGGTACGGCATCCAGGCGGCGGTGGTGAACTGCACCTTGGCCCGGAACTCGCCGTACGTCTCGGGGTCGAGGCGGAACGTCACTGCTCCAGCTCCAGGTCTTCGACCAGCTCGGCCTCGAAGATGTCGGGCTCCTCCACGGGCTGCACGATGGTGGAGGTGACCCGTAGCACCCAGTCCTCCAGCTCGCCCTGGGTGGGGGAGTGGATGACGATCTCGGCCGGGGCGTCCAGCCCGAACAGCTTGGCGTGCCGGTCGATGATCTCCCTGCCCCGTTGGACGGCGGCCAGGTGCTCGGGGTTGTCGGGGTCGATGGCCTTGGTCCAGACCCCGCGCAGCAGCCGTTCCAGCCGCATCCCGGCCAGCTTGCGCATCAGGTCGCGGTCGTTGGTGTCGTCGAGCCTGCGGACCAGGGCCTTCTCGACAGCGGACAGCGCGGCCCGGGGGGTTGGGTAGCCGCAGACCAGTGCGATCTCGGACCAGTTGGCCCCGGAGAGTCGCATCGACATGGCGGCGTCGGCTTTGCGGTTCCGGAGTTTGGCGGCTTCGCTGCCGCTCTCGGTGTTGCGGTGTCGGCCGTCGACGACTCCAGTCGGGTCTGACGAGTCCTGGGTCGTGCGAGCCATTTCTCTCCCCTCAGAGCACTGAAATTAGCATAGGCAACCCGGCTGCCCTTGGTAATGGTGAGAAAGGCTTGACTAAGCAGGATTTTGTCTATGTAAGTTTTTCTTAGGTGGATTACGCTGAACTTGCTTGATAAAACTTTACCTGGGTTAATCTGCTAGCGTTCGGCGTGATGGACGGCCACCCTGCGAGGGCGGAGCCTCAGGCGTAGGGAGAGACGCATGGCAAGGTGCGGCTGCGGCAACCAGACCTGCTCGTGCATCATCACCGCCGGGGACGGGGTGATCGTCTCCGGTCTGGGGACCCCGACCCGGCCGTACGAGATCAGCCTCACCACTGCCGGAGCCGGGCTGTCGGAGTCGATCAAGGCCACCCCGACCGAAACGTTGAAGCTCTACACCAATGGTGCTGGCACACCCGACAACCCGCTGAACATCTACGGCAACGCGACCGTGAAGATGACCGACGTCACCGACGTGGCCGATCCGGAAGGCCCGGCGTCGGGGGACGTGGTCACCTTCGTGACCGACCACTGGGAGTTCCGACCCCCGGCGGCGGCACCGCCCGGTTCGGTGAATGTGTCGAACCCGCTGTCCGGCGACGGGTCGGTCGGCACGCCGCTCGGGTTGAAGACGTCCGGCTTCTGGCCGCTGCCCGGTTTTCCGCTGTCACAGCTGGGCACGTCGGGCTCGGAGATTTACGTCGACTCGGCCGGGCAGGTCCGAACGAAACCGCAGTTGATCACGGTGGCGAAGCCGGTCACCGATCTGGCCAGCACCTACCCGTTCGGCGTGACGGTGATGGCGGTGGATGCCACCACCGGGGCCGCATACCCTCCGGCGGCTGCCTGCACGGTGATCACGCAGCGGCGCTCCGACGGCCCGGCCTTGCAGTGGTGCGCAACATCCAGCTCGGGTACGGCGACACAGATCTGGGCACGGGCCGGTACGTCGACGGCCTGGGCCGGGTGGGTGTCGGTCGCCGAGGACACCGGCTGGGTCAACCTCACCCCCAGCTCCGGCACCGGCACCTTCCAGTACCGCTGCCACAACGGTGTCGTGTCCCTGCGGGCCTCGCTGGGCAGTATTACCTCACTGCCCGCCGGTCAGACTTCTCAGTTGCTGGCTGGAGGTGTCATCCCAGCCGCCTACCGTCCGACCGTCTCCGTTTACGCCGGAGGTAACGGCGGTGGTGCGAGCACCATCCTCGGCGTGGTCAACGCCCCGGATGCCGCCATCTCGTGGTGGAACACCTGGACTGCCGCCGTGACGGTGGCACGATTCACTGCCAACTGGTTGAAGGAGTGAAGTGGCGTACTACGACGTGTTTCTGCTGACCCAGGACAGTGACTTCCAGGGCCGGGTGGCGGCCTGCTACGCCACCGAGGAGGGCCAGGAGAACCCGAACGCCTGGACCTTCGAGCATCTGTGGGTGCTGGCTGCGGAGCCGGGGTTCGGTGATGCTTACGCTTCAGCGCTGGCGTCCGGCAATGAGAGGCCGGGTAAGGATCCGGCGGTGATCACCGACGGCATGATCTTGTCGGCGGTGCAGGCCGAGATGGATGTCCCGCCGCCGCCGCCACCACCGGAGGATGATGGTGCAGCATGAGCGCTGAACGAATCCTGATGATCATCATCCTGGTCTGTGTGGCGATCCTGCTGATCTTCGCCGTGCTGAACGCGGTCGGCTAGGGCCGGTCCAGCAGTCCGAGCAGACGGTCCCGGTCGGTCTGGCCGGGCAGGTCGAACCATCGGTCCAGGTCGTCCCCGGTCAGGCTGACGATCACAGTGTGGTTGGGGTTCGGCATGGTTTCGACCGCACTCGGCGGGTTGTCGGTGAACCCGGTGCCGAGCAGTCCAAGCTCGGTCTCCAGGAGGGCTTCGAGGCTGCCTTGGAGCAGTCCTGCGTCGAGGACGGCGAGCCGGGCCAGCTGGTTGTCGCCGAGCAGGATGCGGTGGGCGGTCTCGTTGTCGACGCGAAGCCGGATGACGGGGATCTGGTCGGCTTCCAGGGACAGGCAGGCGGCGTAGGTGGTGTTACCGGCGAGCACGTAGCTGGTGGAGTCCTGGACGTAGACGGGCCGGTACATTCCGTTGATTTGGATTGATTCGGCTATAGCTTCGGTGTCGCCGTTGTTCGGGTTGTCGGGGTGCGGTGAGATCGTCTCGATCGGTACCAGCAGGTCGGCCAGGTCGTCGTGGAACTTGACCGCCCCGGAGATGATCATCTGCCCTCCAGCAGCTGGCAGCCGACGTAGTGGGTGTAGGCCGGTGGGATGGCCTGGACGAGTTCGGTGGCGTACATCCAGTCGATGCCCATCGCCGCGCCCTGCTCGGCCACTTTGCCTTTGCCACCGCCTCCGGCACCGTAGACGGCGACGTAGGGGCCGTCGTGGTGGACGCCGTGCCGCCAGCCCTGGACCCGGCCGCGATGGGGCAGGTGGACGGGTTGGGCTGGGGTGAAGCCGCCGCACTCGAAGAAGCGGTGGCGGAGCACGGCGAGGCCGAACATCTCCCCGCACAGCATCAGGTGCCAGCGCAGTTCGGCGGAGCCCACATTCTCTATCACGTAAGGTTTCCCGGTCTGCCGCAGCATCTGGCGGGTGGGTCCGATCAGGTCGGGGTGGATGGTGCCGTTGGTGCCTTTGGTGAGGGTTGCGGAGGCCAGGCACGGTGGGGAGGTGTGGTAGGCGTCGTAGTCGGACCAGTGCTCGGAAAGGTAGATCAGGGCTTCGGCCTGGTGGAACTCGAACGGGTAGTGGGGTTGGGGTCTGATGTCG